ATTTTAAATCATTAGCACAAGCATTATAACTCATAGATTTTTGCTCTACCTTATATAGTTCAATTTTCTTGTTAAGATAGTAGTTATATACAAATCTGCAACATCCAATCGTTTTATTGATTAGCTCTTGTTGTTTCTTGTTAGGGTATAATCTATATTTATAGGCTCTTAATATGGTTTTCAAGTATATCACCCCTTTCTTTTATAATATATTCTAGCAATTCATCTCCCACTTATAGAAGATGGGAGTATTCTTGCTATTTTTAGATAAATATTAAGTATAATAGTAACTTACACGAACTTTAAAGTTTCTCTGTCCTGCTGGTGAGTTTAAAGGAGGTTTGGCTCTCAAAGTAACTTTAGCATAATTTGCAGTATCTTCTAATAAAGCAGCATTAGCTGTACCTTTTATAATTCCTTCTGCTTGACCTTCTGCTCTTATCTCTTTCGCTTCTTCCCCGCCTATGGCTGTAAAACTATCACCTGGTATGCTATCTACTCGACATTCAATCCATTTATCTTTTACTAAATCTAATACATCCCCCTGATTATCCGTAGTTGTTATTTTAGTCTCCTGCATATCACTAACATCCTCTGTCCCACCACGGTTATTCCATATTAAAATAGTCTTTTCAGGACTCGTAGTTCCTGCATCAACTATGCCTATATCCCATTGACTTAAAACAGTCTCATTATCTGCTTCATACCAAGAAATAATAGGTGCTGTTGACATATTTAACCCACTCCTTTCTACACAGTAGTTTAGGTTAAATAGCACAGCACCTATCAGTTTAAACCGATATTTACAATAACTTAAATCTTTTATTCTTCAACTATAATATCCACATTAACGTTTATATTTTGTATTCCTACCTCTCCACCTGTTAGCTCTAATGTTAAGATAGGATGATTAACTTCATAATAAACATCCCAACCCATTAAGGCCGAATTAACCTCGAATTCATCTATCAATTCATCCCCACTTAACAGCTTAAAACTTAATTCATACTCACCTAAAGTACAAACAGAAATATTACTTATATAGCCTTTATATGGAACATATAATTTCATGCTCTGCCCTATCTCATTAAGCCTCTTAATAAAAAATACAACAGTTTTCTTTAATATTCCATCAGGTATCTTCCCACCCACCATTTTAAAATCTGTACCATTATAAAAATAATGAGTAGGATTATTTCTATAAGTTTCATCGGTTCTAACTAGATAAAAACCTATCTGTCTATCTTCTAAATTAATCAAATCTTCATAGGAATCAACAATCGCATTAGTACTTAGAGCACTTAAATCTTGGATATTTGAATTTATACTTATTATTTCCTCTAAAAGATTTTTATATTTAGGATCACTGCTTTGTATTTGTGATAAATGTGGTCTTGTGGCCATACTACCACCTCCCTATATTACATAATCAACAAACATATCGGTACCTTTTGGTGGTGGGTAATTAAAAATTAATTTATTGCCTTCTACTATATAATTTTCTAATCCTTGCCTAATACCACCCACATAAGCTAATAAACTTCCCTCTTGGGGAATATGAGGTAAAAGAAATTCCCTATTTTGTCCGTCAACAACTCCTATAGGTATAATTCCGTAACAATGCAAGTGACTCGATTTAGTATATCCAGCATTTTCTTTACATGCTAAAATAACTGATCCTTGAGGTATAGGTTTTATAAATCTAAAAGAAAAATTAGAAGTTTCTTCATAGTCTACCCCTTTAGTTTGAATAATCCCATTTACATAGATTTCAAGTTCATTTCTTCCAGGATTATAATTAAACCTAGATAATTTATATTCTAAACGCCCATCTTCGGCGATAAATTTCTCTTGAATAATTACAGGCTCTTCGTTCATGCCTTTATCTGCTATCTTAAAATATACTAAAGAGCCCCTTGGAACTTTTTCAGTAAATCTAATAGAATTTGTTGTTAATATAACATAATCTTCTCCTAAACTTTGTAAAAGTCCATTAAGATAAACTTCCAACCATTTTCCTTCTTTATCGAACTTATAATTTAGTATAAAATCTTTAGTTTCTTCAGTTGTAATAATGTATTCAGAATGAAATCCTAAACTATTAGCTATACCTAATCTATCCCTAACTCTCATTACAACTATTTCCCCCGCATTTAGGGGATCTAGGAATTGGATTTCTCTATCATCTACCTCGATATAATCATCTTCTATTATCTGCCTCAATCCGCCACGAAATACTTCTAACTCATCTCTACCTTTAACAAAATAACCCTTATCCAATCTAACGTTGGTTATTCCATCTTCTTCACATTTATATACATAATAAATGTAAGAAAGTGTACCGATACAGTTTCCTCCATCTCCCCCACCAGTACCTATTCTACTGATAATGTCTAATAATCTATCATTAAGGGAGGCAAAGCCTCCCCTTGCCTCCTCTACTTCATCAGCTATATAGTCTAATTCTTCATGAGTTCTTCTACCTTTATTAATTAACTCATTATGATCTTTTATTATATTAAAGCCTGACTTAGCGAAACGTACAGACATTAAATCACACCCTTATAATCCAATTGCAAGAGTTATATCGTTATAAAACCTAGCATTTTCTAAATCCTGCTTTACCCTCTCCTTACTATAGTTGATTGATGTATTTTCATAGCTTCTATAAATGGCTGTTTCAACATAGTCTAATGCTTTTAAGAAACGAAATGCTGCTGTTCTATAGTCTACACCAAATGGCATAGAATAGAATTTCTCTTCTATTTTTCCTCTCTGTATTTCAAGTTCTTTAATTTCATCATAATCTAACTGCCTACTACCTAAATCTATATATTCTAAATATGATATAAATTTATCTAATTCTTGTGTAATCTCTTCTAAGAAAGCTTCATATTCTTCATCTACTTTGTAACCTCCATCTATAGGTCTATATTTTGCTACAGCCCACTCCATTCTAGGCTCCCATTTATTTATAGATATAGTATTATTAGTGCCATCCCAATTCACTTCAACATCTAGCATTTCTGTTATTGCTCTTATTGGTACATAAGTAGTTCCATTGTAAATAAAATGGTCAATATTTTTTACATCACCTTTAACTTTAATAGTTGCAGGATTTAGCTCTACTTGAATACTCTGTTTTTTACTAGCAGCAAAACCAGTTAAAGTTACCGCAAAAATTAAAGTTGCTACTAAAAATCCCTTTACAAAGTTTTTCATAGTAAAATTCCCCCTTTTGCTTTTTTGTATATTATATAACATTTTCCATCCAATTCCAACTATAAATCTACATTTGAATTTACCTTTAAGCTAAAATAAATCTCATCTATGCCAATATCTGTTTCTGTAGACCTTTTTAATTCCAACCAAAAATATTTCTCTGAAAGGGGTTCTACTGAACCTAGATCTATTTTTCGTTTATATTCCCCATTCTCATCTAACGAAATCCCTACATAGTTTAAATAATCCTCAAAATCTTTATATTTACCTACCTCGATACTTACATTATAGAATTGATAATGATGAGGGTTTTTTACTTTCATTAATATTTTTCTCTTATATAAATCCTCAGGGTTGAAGGTATTTATATGCCCTAAAAACTCTTCCTCATTTGCCTCTACTCGTTTAAACTCTTCCCCTACCTTATAATATAAATCTAAACTTATTTGGAACTTAAACTCATCCCCACCCCATAAATCTCTAAGAAATTCCGTCTCTACATAATGGCCATCTTCAGATTCCCATACAAATCTCCCCTCAAAAGGTACTCCATAACTAGAAACAGGAAACGCAATTTTAGGATAATGTACGGGACAGATCATTGACTTCAACACTCCATCCCGCCCTACTAATTGAATTTTACTTCTTGGTGGGGGATTGTGTACTGTTAAATAAGGACTTCTAAATATCCTAACATATTCAATTAACATATTCTCTTCTTTACTATCTAAAAATATACCGATTTTAGGGGATAACTCTCCAAAATTATGTGTACCTACTAATTCCCACTGTTTTCCATCATCAGACCAATACCCAGAATAAATATTATAATCTCTAACAAGTCTTAACCAGGGGTAGGTATTAACTACCCCCTTCTTTTCATCATAGTACTCCTCTAAAGATATAAAATTATCTTCATCTGCAAATACTATTATTCCACCTACTTCCCCATCTTTAGTAGGATTATATGTGTTTTTCATATCTATTACAAATTGTTTCTCATTAGTTAATTGGTTGAAAAACATATAGAAGGGAGTATCTCCACTTTTTATGTGTAAACCATTATCTAAAATAATTCTATTTATATCACTTATTTCCCATTTTGTACTTAGTGAGCTAAAATCAGATTCATAAATAAAACCTGATTTTATTTTAGTTACAACACTCATACTCCCCACCACCGTTTTTCATAGTTAGATATAAATCTCTAACTCTTTGGCCTCTTAATATATGCGAAGTAGTATTAAGTTCTACACATCCAACATATTTCTTAGTTTTATAAATTTCTTTTACAAAAGAAAGGCCATTATTCTCTACATCATTACCTTTTTTATCTATTTGATATTTAGATGAATCCCCAATAATAACTAATTTAGCATTGTCTCCAACCCTAGATAAAAATGAAACCATTTCTTTTATACTAGTATTTTGTGACTCATCTAATATCACCCAACCACTATCTAAATCTCTTCCTCTTAAATACTCAAATACGACTACCTCAAGTATACCAGAAGCAATAAGCTTACTAGAGAATCCTGGTTGATAGAATCTATCAAAATATTGATAATAAGACGTAAACTCATATAAAGCCTTATCAGTTAGTTCACCTGGTAAGTATCCATACTTCTTACCTAAACTTTCGTGAGGTTTGGATATATAAACCTTCTCAAAACCTACATCATCACGTAACATTCTACTGAGTAAAGGAGTAAGATGAGCACATAAAGTAGAGGTTTTACCTGTTCCAAATATTCCATCTACAATAATAGTATTTATATTTTCATTTAATAAAAAATCATTATATAATGCTATATCCCTATTTGGACTTTTCTCAAACTTAGGATTATAGTCATTAATTTTTCTTATTGCTTTAATATTTGCATCATATACAGCATTAATCATACCGCCTTTTTCACTGTATACCTCTACCCCACAATTACAGTAAAAATCTTTTACCTCTATAGGAGTACCATTTTCAACTAGCCCCCTAAACTCACTATCACTAACAATTAATTGTTTCCATTCTCCCATGTCATTCCTCCTAAGTGAATAACCATATTTTCTTACCTATAGCACATCCTTCAACTAAAGGTTCGTAAAGAAATACAACTTCTTTACATTCTTCATCTTCTTCTGTTACTAGTATAGTCTTTATTTTACTATCCACTAACTTATATCCCTCAAATTCTTTAGCATGATAAGTATATTCACCAGGAAATAAATCATAATAATAATCAGTATCCAGTATTATATCATTAACTCTATCCTTAAACTTAACTATTACACAGCCTTTCTTAATCTTTCTATATTCAAAAATAACTAACTTACACTCAATAACTGGATCCGTTACCTCGACAATTTCTATCTCTTTCTCCTTATCCCCCACAATTTCATAGCCTTCAAATTCTCTAGCACTATATCTATATACACCAGGACTTAAATTATAGTGATAATCTACAGCAAAAACATTATTCGGATTATCTTTTTCCCTATAGATAACCCATACACAATCTAAATAAGGATCTTTTTCTTCTATATATTCGTAATCAAATACAATTAATTTACATTCCTCAGGAGGCTCAGTAAGGTAATGAATAGTAATAGTTTTAGTAGTTGATCCGACAACTCTAAAATTTGCAAAGCTTTTAGCAGTAAAAGTATATTCACCAGGCACTAAACTTTCATAGGTTTCTTTTAAAATAACATTACCTGTATTAATATCTCTATGAATTACCCATACACAATCCCGATACAATCGTCTATAATAAAACTCTACTTCTGCACATACTTCAGATTCTTCAATAAATACTGTTTTACTCTTATCCCCCACCACTTCAAAATCAGGAATGTCGGGAGCATGGAAAGTGTATTCCCCTCTATTATATCCACCATATCTAACTTGCTTAATTATTTCCCCAGTGTCATAATCAATATATTTTATAATTACACAACCTTTTTTCTTAGGCAATAATCCTAATAAGCAACCTATTAGAGCCTCAATACACTTATCTCCTCTACCTGGTTCACAATAAGGTACTACAGGAACATCATCACATATCCAATTAGTTAATCTAATCCAATCTATCTCAGCATAATCCCAGTTATAATCCCAATTATTTGTCTTGAATACAAATTTATATTTATTCAATCCCTTTTTAACAGGGAAATAATGCTCACCTTCTCCGATCTCATTTAAAGATAGCTTCAAATCATCATTTATATAAAACTCAAGCATACTATCAAAATTAGTAGCAGCTAACTCATATTGAGTAAACATTTTAAAGGTATCTAAAGCAAACATACACCTAACATCATATCCTCTAGGATCCACATAACCCTTTTGATATGTCTTTATCTCTATATCAAACTCATCTAAACCGTAATCATATAAATTTCCTAAACTAAAATCAGTCCAACCTTCTTCATCGATTCTAATAGTTTTTAATACATTATCTCCATCTTTTATTAATACTTCTGCGTAACATCCTGGACACCCACCAATTATTTCGTGGTTAGATATCAATTCTGTAATTGCAACTCTTACAAAGGAAGGTAATTCTTCTACACCATCCCCTATTAAATCTCCTCTACCATAATAACTCCATCCTACGTTTGAAAAACTAATAAATCCACCGCCACCACATTCTTGGTAATTATCATCTACATGAAATTCAAGACCTATCTTTATAGACTCATCAAAAGGATTCTTTATAGTGAATTCTATTATATCCTCTTCAAATAATCCATCTACTTCACGATTAACATCTAAAAAAGTTCTTTCTTTTTCTCTACGCTCTTGTGGGCTCCAATCTTTAGGAGACCCATCATAATTATAAGGTAATAAAGATGGTAATATCACAACTCCTTTTGGATAACATGTAGCGGATTTTAACATTTCGTCATAAATATCATCGGGAATAGGTCTTTCAGGATAACCTTCTATTGTAATTAAGTCAACCCAAAAGAATGGATTTTGCTTATCTCCACCCTCCCCCTCTTGCTCTTCCTCAGAAGGATCTACCCATCCATTTTCGGGTAAATCAATTATCTTTCCTATACTTTCATCAGAAGTAACAATTATAGGAGGTATTCTTTCGGTCACAGTATATTTTATAAATCCATCCCTTAATCTAGCAGCGGCACCTTCATTCAATAATCCTCCCGTACTTATATTCCCTTTCTGAACTACACCTACAATTACTACTTCTTGACCTTTCGGTACTACAACACTAAAACATCTAGTAAAAACTTCACCAGATCCCTTTAAAACTACAGCGTCTTGACCTTCGTATGGAATACGCCTCCCTGTAATTGGATCTATTATATAAAACGTAAACGAAGAATTAGTATCATATTCTTTAGAAGCTCCGGTGGTATATTCTGTAATAGTAGGCTGAGCCCTTACATAGATTGTCTGTGTATCCTGAAAAGTATCAATTAATGTTAATTTAAACCCGTAACTACCCTTCCCTTTATATTCCTTAGATACATATTTATCTGTTGTTCTATCCCAATAATTTCCTACATTGTAATTTACATTAAATAAAGTATCTACGACTTCATATCCACTGCCTGTATATTTAATAAGCTCTAATTTAGCTTTACCTCTACTTATCGTATCCCCGCCCACATTATATCTTAGAAAAGTATTGTATCTAACATCTACTTTAAAAGTTCCTGAATATACATTGAATTTACCGAATAATTTGGTCTTAGTGCCGCCCGTAGGGGTATGAGGATCATTACTCCAGTCAACAGGAGCCTTTAACCATTTTTCACCTTTATATTTATTAACAAACTGCTCAAAAGTCAAATTACGTACAGGAAATTCTTTTTTTAAATCTTCAAAGAAAGCATCTGACAAATATGTCCCATGCTTATTAAAAAGCTTTCTAACTTTTTGGTAATTACTTCCGTAGCTACGAAAATCCGATACTATGACCTCTTCAAATCCATTACCTGTATTTCTGTACCAAATATAATCATCATCTATTGAATACCTAAATACGTGCGTATCCTTTAATCGTTTCCATGAGCCTTGCCCAGTATCACCACCTTCAAAATCAGATGGTCCTGCCTTTATTAACCAATCTCCATAATCTCCTGATGGAGGAGAAGGTGTACCTCCTTTTGAAGTCAATACGCCCTCCTCCAAAACCCTGGGACTACCTGATTTTCCAACTATAGATCTACTACCAGGGGTAAAATCCACACATTCCCAATATTCTATATTCGATATTCTTGGAGCTCTTATCCTTCTTTCACTACCTCTACTAGATGTGATTATAGTTCCAGTAGTTAAAACATCATATATACCATTTGTATAATCAATAAACGCTTCAAAACCAGGAAACTGACTAACTCCTTTTCCTTGTGAATAATCAATTTTATGTGAAATTTCCCTAGTAAATTTCTGCTCAGGAATAACAATAAAGCCTTTACCTTGTGGGTATTCTGCCAAATCTAGATAACCTTCACCGTTCCCATCCACCTTAACAATATATTTGCTTTGATTAAAATATACAATCTGTCCCTCTGTATACCTCTGTCCATTTATAATAACTGCCCCTAAATCTGATATATATCTAAACCTATCAGCTTCATATTTAATTTGTGAACTTAAATACTTCGCCTGTTCTTCAAATTTATCTCTCATCTCACTATTAGATATCTGCCGAGCTTTCTCAGGGAAGGCGTTATACAATAACTCCATGAAATAAGCATTAACTTTATTGATACCTGCTTTTGAATGAGCTAAATTTATTTGATCTATAATGTAAGAGTTTCTCATATCATTTTTACTAAATGATATTACTAGCCAATTATTATCATATAATTTTATAAAATAATCTCTACTTCCATCTGAATAATCAATTATTCCTTCTGTTACATCTTTATAATCAATTATTAAACCATCATAATTTATAATCCAATTATTACTCAAAACCTCCAGCTCTGCTAAATCTATAAATATCTAAAACTATCTATAATATTTATAGATTTAACTCATACACTCAAGCTGTTTAGCTTAGTGTACATAATGGCATCTCTCTACAATGCCATACCGTGAGCCAACGGTACTTTTATTCCCCCCCTCCTTCTTAATCAAGCAACTAATTTCCCATACTGGAAATATAGAGTAATTACTTGATTTATTTTTTTATAGCTTAATTCTTTATGTCCTTTATACTTGTTATATATGTTTATACTTGAATTCACATCTCTGTCTATTTCCATTCCGCATTGACATCTGTAAACTCTCTTTGACAAATTCATATCCTGCATTTCTCCACAATATGAACATGTTTTAGAAGTATATGCTTCATCAACATAAACAATATTAACACCATGCAATTTTGCCTTGTATGTTAATATTGTTTTAAACTTACCTAATCCCCAATTTTCTTTTATACTTCTATTTAGAATTTTTATATTTGACTTGTTAACCATCTGTTCTTGTGATAGATTACCTAATATTATTTCTTTATTATGTGAAACCAAATATTTTGTTATTGTATGAATGAAATGTTCCTGTTGTTTTCTTCTTTTTTCATATAATCTGTTTAATGTTTCAGTAAGCTTTTTATATCTCCTGCTCCCTTTTTTCTTTTTATCCCTCATTGACCTTACCTTGTCTATCTTCTTGTTCCAATACTTATCGTATCTTGGGTTGATAATCTCTATAACTTTACCATCTTGATTTATACCCGTTATAAATTTAGAAATACCTAAATCTACTGCTAAAATGTTATTAGAATTGTTTTCTATTTTTTCTGCCTCATAAGTTATTGAAAGCATATATTTATTTCTTACCTTTGTTATCCATACTTCCCCATAATTTTTAGGAATTTCATTAACATCTATATTAAACTCATAAAAACCCAACTTAATTTTGTTGTCCTTTATCTTTACATATTCTTTTGGTGTTTTTAAAGGATAAAAATAGTTTTTGTTTTTGTATCTTGGAAGTTTAGATTTTTTACCTTTTGCTCTTTTACTTATACAATTTCTATAATCTGTGTCTAAATCCATACAAACTGTGTGTAAATGTTTTGCATATACTTTAGCATAATCTGTATTATGTTCTCTCAATAGTTTAATTTGACTTCTTTGTTCTGACATTTTCATTGATTTTCCATAACAATTATAATATTCAAGTCTTTGACGCAAATATGTGTTATAAAGTTTTTTACATAAAAAACTATCTCTTTCTATGCTTTCTATTTGTTCCTTTGTTGGATGTATCGCTATCTTTTTACATAGTATGATTTTATCTTCATTCGACTTAAACCTCATTTTCCAGCACTTCCTTTACCACTTTTTCTAACTTTTTTTGTTTATAACTTCTACTACCATACAATCTAGCTGAAAATACATGAACAATTGCCATCAAATCTTCTACCATTTCTTGTTCATAAGTTTTTTCTTCTGCATTGTTCATTACTATTATCTCAACATTATATCTTTTGCATATACTTTCAAAAAAATCATACCCAAATCTAACAAACCTATCTTTATATGCTATTATAATTCGTTCAACTTGATTAGATAATATTAAATCAAATAACTTTTGAAATTTAGGTCTATTATAATTTAAAGCACTTCCTATATCTGATAATATTTCATCTATAATAATACCTCTAGCTATACAAAATTGCTTTAAACTTTCTATTTGATGTTCAAGTTCATTTTTTTGTTTATTAGATGACACTCTTGCATATATAATAGTCTTTCGTGGTAAAGGTTTGTGCAACAAGTTACTTGCTAATATAAAGTGTTCATCCGTATATCTCCTATGACCGCTACTTAACTTTATAGGACATAACTTTCCTTCCTTATCCCAATTCCTTAAAGTCTGTATTGATACACCAAGTTTTTTAGAAAATTCACCTATTGAATACATTTCAACCACCTCTATAATATATTATAACAAAAATGTAAAATGTATTCAATAGGTTTTTATAGGTTTTTATATATTTTTGTTAACTATTTGTATCACCTCCACCATAGGTGTATGAGAATACTAAACTAGTAGTATCTTCAGGGATTGGTATACCTTGAACTATTATTCCGTCTGGTCTTAAAGAATTCTGAGTTAATATTCTCAATAGCTGATCTCCAGTACTTGTTCTAGCTATTACTGATACATAATCACCTTCGTTAAATAATGCACCGTATTCAAATTTTAAGTAGTTTCCTCCATTCATAAATTCTATACCATCTAAATTTATTTCAAATTCTACTGTCCTTGCCACTCCTTCAATGGCATCATGAGCAAGAACTTCATCTCCTGTACCAGTTACATTAAGGAAAGTGAATACATTAACTACCTGCCAATCAGCCTCATTGTAGCTAAATCTATCTCTATTGGTATAGGGGTTGAAATCTTCATAAAACAATATAGTAGGCTCAACTGGATCTAGCCCTGCTTTATATTCTTCAATCATACTCTCTAATTTAGCATAGTCAACAAATGGTATTTTGGCGTTTGGTATACGTACTGTTAACTCATCACCAGGTAGTAAATCACTTGTCATATAAAAAGCATCGTTTGTATACCAAGAAGTAGATGTTTCTAAACTACCTTTCTCAAGATATGCAATAATTCTTCTTCCTCTTCCATCTTCCTCGGAATATTCGACATCAATCTCATTACCTGCATTATCAAACATAGTCTCTTTTTCAATTGGTATATACTCACCATCAAAACTTACAATTCCTGAAAAGACAATTTCACTTTCTCCATCATCAGGTTTTTCTTCTACCTCAAATTCTAAGTCTCCTCCATAATTAGGTACATTTATAACTATATTTTCAAATCCAGGATACAACCTTCTATACAATTTACCATTTGAATAAATATTTAGTACATCTCTATTTCTTAATTGTTCTTCAATCTCTATAGTTACGATAGAAGTATCTCCATGCGGTCTAAATATAGCATGACCATAATTACTTCTATCATCCTCACCTTGGAAAGTTGCTACTTTTCCTTCGCTTGACCACCCTCCTGCTGTATGCCATGTACCACTTTCATTATTTTCAATGAAATCTGTTTCAATTACATATTTAGGAGGACATAAAATTCCTAATGTTCCAAAAGCTTCTAAATACTTATAACCATCCCACTTACCATCTATTTTTACACTATAGATAATGCTATCACTATCTTTAGTCCATATAATATTCTCCCTAAGATCTGAATAATCATCTGGAATAGTATTTTTCCAATCGTTATATTTAGGGGTAATTGATATTGTTGGAATACCTACACCATTTAAACTTCCATCCCAAATTACTGTTCTTTCATCTAAATCGTGCTGCTCAGTGAATATAATACCTTCTACTGTCTCCCTATCAGGTTCTTTTGTTCCTAACCTATACCCAAAACCAAATACACCATCACATTCACTATAAAACTCAAACTCTACTTCTCTTGTCATATCTTCTTCCCCATCAGGGAAACCTCTATAATAGGTACCTAGTACTCCTTCGTGGGAATATATTAGCCATTTACCGTATTCTGCTTCTGTCTCTTCTCCATCGTAGGAATAATCTCCAGGCATGGGAGGTGCATTATAATCAGTAACCTCAACTACCTGTATATCCTTAATATAGACTGCATTTGTACCTAAATCCTTACTGACAGATTTATGCACTAAAATATCAAACTTATAGGTCTGCGATTGACTTAAATTAAACCTTGCTTCCCGCCAACCACCTGTATCAGTCCACGGACCGCCCACAAGTTGATTATTTATATAGAATAATAATTCGCTACCATTTCCTCCGTCTACCCAGTATTTAAAAGTAACATATCCTTTTTTCTTTATACGCCAATTAAAGGTCATTTTAGACGAGAGAGTTTCAGGAAGTCTTTCTAATGGTAATTTAAAAATATATTCATTACCTTCACTTCCATCTATTGAGTTTACTAATTGCCATTCTATATTTTCTTTTGAAGATACATACCTTATCATATCTAAATAATCCGATATCTTACTTCCGCCCACCGTACTAAAAGTTGGCCTTTCATAGGATACTCCATCGAAATGGTTCATATAATCAGAAGCAAAATGATGATTATATGGTAGAGGACATTTAGGAACTTCTTCTGGCTTATCTCTTTCAGGGTATAACTCTGTAAAAATTATCTCATCAATTTTTACTACACTTCCCCCCATTTCCCCTATCAAATTCCACTTAAATTCATGTACTCCTTTTGGAACTTTCAAAGTTATATCTCTAAAAGTAAACCCAGTGTAATCTACTAGTTCTGTAGAATCATGCCTCCAAATAACCTCTCCATCCATCTCCAAATCAAAACGCTCTACGTGACCTGCTACAGCATAATTAAATGTAATTAATCCATCACTAGGATAAGTGATGGTTTTAGTAATAGACCATATTTCTGTTTCATCTCCAATTTCTACAGTTTCTCCAAATATATATGCTCCACTTAAATACCCATATTGATCTATTTCCCACATACCACTATAAATAAATGAATTATCTAATCCATCCTTAAATTTGTGTTTATAGATTATTTTAGATGTTTCTCCTGTATCTAATATCTGCGTTATACAATCTTTGATAAAAGCTAAGGCTCTTTGATATTCACTATCTCCTGGTTCTGTATTTTGATAAACCCACCATTCTATTCTTCTATACATATTCCATAAAGCTTCACGACATCTAACAGTTGAATACCAATTTCTATCCCTAACATATTGTGCTATTATCTGGTCAACTATTGAATATAGTATATTTGTTTTAACTGTATACCAACGTGCTATCTCTCCTCTACCTGGATCCCCTAGTAAAGGATTTTGATATCCAGGCACTCTTCCCTCAGCTCTAGGATAGTTAGGACTATAGGGATTATTTGGATTATTTGGGTTATCTAGATTAACAAAATATCCTTTAAAATCTTTAAACCTAGAAGGACAATTATCTTCAGTAATAAATCCAATCCTTTTATCCATTTAACCACCTCTTAACTCTCCAAAATCAAGTCATACTGCAATCTACCATCTAAGTAAATTGTCAATCTATCATTTATAAGAGATATATCTAACTCATGCCAACTCCCACCATCTAAATAAAAAGGTGCTATAGGTGACGCTACTTTTCTTGCCCTTCCATTTATTACTTGAATTAATTCAATTGGATTATTTCCTGAACTTATAGTGACTTTGTAATAATTAGCTACATCATCATACCTGAAAATAAATCCAGTTCTACATTCTGGCATATATCCTACCTGTGTTTTAAACTTAAATTTGAAATCCCCATAGGGTATCTTTGTAATCAACATCCCGCCGCCTTCTCTGGCACCTATTACAGCATTTCCATTATCAAATTCCCAGTTCCCTTGGGTTTCCTCCCATTCCTCCTCTTGAACAATACTATAATTATTTCGTTCTTCTGCCCAAGGATAGTAAGGATTAAACGGATCCTGAGGATCATAATCCTCTGGAATTGCATATCCTGTATCCCATTCTTCTACATCCATACCATCTTCAATAATATCAGAATAATCATATAACAACCCTTTACCGCTAATCTGTTCTGATACTATAGCATCTTTACATTTTTCAAAATACTTAACATAATCAATAAATGCTTCTTTCTCGTAATCATACTTCTCTAAATCAGATTTTAATATGGATTTTAACTTATATCTTGAACTATCTATTAAAGCAGGACTAGTATCTAAATGTTTAACGTTTGGTACAGTTCCCTGTATATCGCTATCATCTTTATCCAATCTATGAACTCTTTTTATAAACCCTTCTTCTAAATCATCATCAATATCCAAATTCTTTAATTTATATCTTTCTGCAATATCTATAAAAAACTTCTCTAAATCTTTCTGTTTAGATCTATCCACAATATCCACAAAAAATTTTTCTAAATCCCTAATTTTATCCCTATCTACTATATTTATAAAGAATTTTTCTAAGTCTTTTCTTTTATCTCTCACCATGTCCTCTATAGGAAAATTAATAACTAAATCCTTCCTGTTATCTTTCTCAAATTCATCTAACCAAGATTTAATAAGTTTTAATTTAGGTTTATAAAAACTTACTAAAAATTCAAGGACTCCTTCTTTTTCATTTATATGTGAAAAATCTTCCGTAACTAATATATCCCCAAGTCTGCTACTCTCTGTCGTACCGTCTATACCATTTTCTATAATTACCTTACTCTCAGAATCTCTATTTATCTGTATTTGATCTAATGTTAAAACGTCACCATTTAACTCTAGACTAGAAGAAATACTATAAATTAACTCTATTTCTCGTTTTGTATAGTGCGATAAAATCGTACTGTCTATATTCCCTCCCCACTCGTGATATCTAGTACCACTATAGATATTTACTACACTAGATTCATGAGCTATTTCTGAAAGAATATAATCATCTATAGTACCTTCAACATAAGTATACCTTCCACCTGAGGTTATATCGCTCATACTTCCTAAAAATAAATTATCCCTAAATCCTCCACCAGTAGATGCAATACTTGTGTCTACATAATCTTTCTTGAATGTGGTAGTATCTAAGACTAATCCCTCAAATTGATTTAGAGTATTAGCTAAAACTTCTTCGCTAAAAATTGTTTCATAAGCACCTTTTTCGTGTAGGTTCTTTGAATTGATTAACTCCACCCAATTCTCGTCTAACCTACTAGCTGGAATCTGCATATTAAATATATAAACCAGTAATTCATCTTTTTCTGAAAAAATGATTGACTTTAATTCAACTTCTCTTACCTCACTGATACTTTCTATATTGTCTAAAATAATTCCCATTCTCTGTTCAATTTGACCTGCATTTAAGCTTACTATCTTTCCCTCAACTGCGGTCTGTTTTCTGCCTAAAAGACTTTGTTCCTGAATTTGGGTTAAATAAGTATCTTTTTTATATACACCTAATCTGTTTATAGTACCATATCTATTACCTAAATCCTTTGAAATAATTAAAATATCTTTTTCTCCAAATTTTTCAGAAGATCTAAGTCCACTAAAATATTGAAATAAATCTATATTAAATTCACGGGGGTTGGTCGCAAGTATATAATCTAGCATAAGTAATGCTGGAAATTCAGCATAAGGTACATAAACAAAATCAAACTGATTTTCACCTAATATATCAACAACACTAAATATATACTCTTGCCTGGATAACCTATAATCTATAGTTTTAAAATTATACATCTAACCACCCCGCCCTCAATATGTATAAGAACTACCTAAATGGTAGTTCTATTAGTATCTTATTTCACTTAAAATTGCTATTGCAGTATCTCTATTTGGAGACATATTGAAGAAATTCTGCTCAACATTTATGTCAAAAAATCTATATACTTCTTGATTCCAAGGTTTATTTGGATATTTACACTTATCTACATCTACGATTAACTTATCATAGTGAAGTATATTGTGTTTTAAAACAGCTATACAGTCTTTTAGCTGTCCCCGATAACCCTCATAAGGATGAACAACATAGATAGGGGATAAATGATACTTGTCAGTATGCCTCGAAGCTTGAAAGCCTTGTCTTTCTAACTCTAATCCAGTATCTCCTAAAGTAGGATGTATATAAGCACTTCCTGGTTTTGGTGCAGGAGTAATAAACGCTGGATAATGCTTTTGAAATTTTACACCTGATTTTGTTTTCAACATTTGGAAAGTATTATTTCCTGGGGAAGTATACATTCCAAAATATTGATCTTTTGATTTTAACTCATCCATTGATGGTTCAGGGACTACTGCTCCCGCAGTTAATAAAACATTACCATCTATGTCATCTTTATTAAATTCAAATGGCTCTATCTTTCCTATATATAATGGCGATGGCCTATAATCATCAAAATTTACAACTGGATCCGCTTGAATTACTGCTACAATTCTATCATTGTCTATATTCATATGGACATGGATAGAGTGTTCAGCAGTTCTTTCTGTATTAGGTACACTTTCATCTGCAAACTGATATCTAACAACTGGTCCCATGACTTTAAACTCATCAGTATCCTGATCATATTCATCTAAAAGCTGTATTGTAAGAGTAGCATAATTTTTAGTAGGATTAACTACTGCCTCATTAGTTAACCTTACATAAAACTCTTTTGCAGTTTCTCCCTCAGGTATACCCCTCTTTAGAATTAATTCTCTGATTTTATCTCCTTCTGCTATCTCACTGTGTACCGACCAAGCACACTTAACAGGTTCTTCTTGGTGCATTTCATCGTATGGATATTCTACTAATCCATTTATTTCGTCTCTTAGAAAATTTAAAAATTCATTCGCAGGTATATCTAATCTTCTAATAAATTTAAAATATGCCATTATGAATCACTCCTCTTTATCTCTTTTAAAATAGCAAGTGACATTAATCCTCCTGGTGCAGGAGATCTATCTAAAAAACTTATAGGAACTTTTATACTGAAAAACTGATATATTTCTATATAGTCATCTACTTCATATTCCAATATATCCCCATTACTAATATTATGGTCATATATAGCAACGACACCATCTAAATGACCTCTATATCCTTCATAACCATTAACTAAATAAATAGGACTAGAATGAATATGATCTGTCCACCTAGAGGGATTAAATTGACCTTCATCTAAAACTAATCTCTTTATGCCTGATGGTAAAGTACCTACATTAGGATAATTAGGCAATTGAACTAAAAAGGCTGGGACATATTCTTGGAAGGGTAGATTACTTATACCTCTATAGACAGATACAGTATCCATGCCATTAGACGTATATGCCCCATATTTTGCGTATTCAGTATTACGTTCTTTATCAATATCCTTTAATTCAAAACCTGTTTTTGCCTTCTCTAAAGCCCCCATACCTACTGTAACTGCAAAATTATTTACTGTATCATTCAGATTTAATGTATTAAACTTACCTATATAAGCAAAACTTCTATAGTAAGATTCAAATTCAAAATTAGGATCACCTTCTAATACAATCAGCGCTCTATCATTATTAAAACTAATCCAGTATTTTACTACCGAATCCTTCCCCCGCATGTTTGGTTTAAGCCAACTTTTTATTGAATTCTCAGAGAAAAACCAATAAGATATTGGACTTTGTACTCCACCTAGCTCTAGTTCACCTGGTTTATACACTCCATTCAATTGCCTTTCATATGCCCAATAAGCTTCTTGCTCATTAATAATATTAGGAGTTTTACCTGGACCTATAGTACTTAAATCACATGCCGATAAATAGGATTCCTCAGGAACACCTTCTAGTTCTTTAGCGTGAGCTATCTCCACTCCATACTGAACTTTAATATAATTATTACTGTCTAAAGGTTTTTCAAAATAAACATTATACTTTCTACCATCGTTAGTAGTACATTCTAGAACTAACTTCTCTGGTATCTCATGGTATGAAGGAGTAAATGTATAATGCTGTACAGAATAAGAATTTCTTATCGTAATTGTTCTATCAGATATGTGTGGTTCATTATTAGAATACCACCTATATCTACCTACAGTAAGTGCAGTACCTTTATAAAGGAAATAAGTCCAGTCATCTGGTAACGGTGCTACCAATTTATAGTAATTCCAATTCTTATCTTCAACTTCATTGCCTTGATAATCAATTCTAAAGTGCTTTACAACATAAGCTTGATACTTTTCCCACTTGTTTTCAAACATAGTCCCGGGTATATTAGGATACATATCTACAAGAGTAACTAAAGCTTCTTCAATATAAACGGTTTCTCCATTATAAGTAAAGGGTGCAAAACTAATTCTTTTCCCTGTCCTATGCTCAGGATGGGTATCAGTAAATTGATCTACGGGAGTATTGGGTTTTGCTTCATAAAAATATCCATCATTTGCTTTATACTCAGTAGGTTCCTTAGGAATCTGATAAACTGTACTAATTAAACCAGTTTCTCCATGTATATATTTACCAGATGTGTTAACAGTACTTACTGTATAAGTTACATAATTATGCTCTCTTTCTTTATATAAAATTTTCCATTTACTACTTTCCACTCCCCCATCCAATAAAGGAATTTTTGCATTGACTATTTCATTTGCCAAGGAGGTTATTAAATTCTTTACAGTGGTTTCTCCTTCCATCCATGCACATGGTTTACTAACTTTACTCGGACAACTCATTTTCCTCTCCACCCTCCTCTTCTTGCTCTTCTCTCAAGAATTTAATATTATACCAGACAGATTTAGGGGTACCACTAACATTATAAAAATCAAATTTTATTACTGTATTTGCTTCCAAAGGATATACTATACCAAAGCTATTCCCCATTGAAACACTTTCAGGAAGTTCTTTTGTATAGATAGTTTCACATATTTTTACATCCCCTAAGGTTAGCTCCCAATAGTCTCCATCACAATACTCACTAGCTGCGAAAGCTACTGATAAGAATTCAGTAGGAAAAGGCAAACTAAAAGTATCTGTATACACTCCTCCTCCTTCTGCTCTTATCCTTCTTCCTTTTATATAAGGAACCGTAAATATAGAAAAATGAGGGTATGGCAACTTCCGTACTTTATCAATAACTCCACCTGCTACATAGCCTATACTGAAAGACATTATAGCCCCCTCCTTAAACCTTATTTACTGTAGTACTTTCTAAAAATCCTCTTTTATCGTAGTTTAAATAAATCTCATATCTTCGCTGTGGGTTTGATCCTTTATCATAATAAGAAATAATAACTGAAGTTAATCTCCAATACTTACAGTATTCATAATCAGGATGGTTTGGTTTTAATCCCTCAGGATAAGTACTTTCATCGTCACTTCCCCGCACTAAAATTATCTCTTCTACTAAACCTGATTCATAAGTTAGTTCAGCAGCAGTAACAATTTCATCATCTAAAGGATGATCTCTGTAAAAAACTACTGAGGGAATACCGAACTCATACCCTGAATCCTTCATCTCTCTCCTAATTAAATCCAACACAGGAAAAACTATATTATCATTAACAATTCCACCATGTATCATCTAAATCACCGTTCCTTTTTCGGACCAGAACAACTCTAGATATTGCAATAACCCCGATTCTGGAGTATATGATCTTCTTATTCCTTTTATTGTATATACAGCGTTTGTGGATGAATCTTTATCAATAATTCTTATTCTATCCAATAAGTCCAATGTAGGATTACAAGGTGTAACTACTTGTATAGACCTACAAATCCTCTTCATATCTTCAAATAACCTAGATGCTACCATTTTCTTTAGCTCATAGGATTTAGCCCAAGGAACTACAACAGAAGCAGTCCTTATTTCACTTTTTAACTCTATTAAAATTTCCTTATCTAAGAAACTTGCTTTATTGCCTTCCTCATCTATTACAATGATATGACTTCTAGCCCTTGAAAAATCTATTGTCTTATCAATAGCTATTAAGTTTTCCCTATAAGTATAGGTATCTACTATTGGTTTATTATAATTGATGGTTTCCAATCTATAGGTACCGTACCTGTCGCAATAAGATCTATAATGAGTATCTTTAAGAACTTCGCTTATACATTCCCCTACCCTATGCTGATACTGCTCAAAAGTTCTTCCGTACTCGTCTGTGTAAGGATTCATCCATCCTTGAGGGGTAGGTGTTGATTCCATACTTACTACTTCAAACTCTCCCTCTTTTCCTGGTACTGCTCTTACATAAGTTCCTTTCTGCTGATCTATAGATATTAAATAAGACTCTTCGATAATAGCATCTGGATATTGTAAATCTTCAGGATGCCTTCTCCATCCAAACATACCTGCATGAGCTATTAAATCCTGTACAACCGCAGACTTTAACCATGCTACCTTATCTCCTTCGGGATCAGTACCAAAACTGCCTCCGCCTTGGCCTATATCATATACAGTTAAATTATTCTGCTCTATTATATTTATTAGTTTCTCTGCATACTTTGGATCCGTAGCATACCCTGCTTCCTGTAAAGCTCTAGCTGCCTCTTTATAATCCTTAGCGTTTCTAACTGCTTCATATCTTGGGGCAGTCCCTACTAGCTTAGCATGATCTTCTATAGACTGAGCTACCGAATCATAATCCCTAAATACAGCAGTTTCAGAAACCCACTTCCCATTTTTATACTCTGTAGTAACAGAAGTTATTGTTTTTCCATTCCAACCGCTACCTGCTTTTATACCAAAGATATTATTCCCAATACGCTTCTTCCCCCACCCTGATTCCAGTATTGCCTGAGCTATTGTAATTGATGGAAGTATATTATATTTTCTATATGTTTCAATAGCACCAGGAGCTATTGTATTAACAAAATCACTATCTGATTTAGGGGTTCCCCCAGGGAAATCATCTAATAGATTTATAGCTGGATATTGCTTTGTTTCAGTCAATACTTTATCAGATATCTTTTTATACATATCCCTAGCAGTTATAGTTATAGTAGGAGGGCTATTTCTTACATCAACTTTATCTATTAAACCTGTAAAAACTCTAATTACTTCTTCACCATATCCCATATAAATTCTAATTGGAGTATTATTTGATAAGGTACCAGTTTGAAATCCCCCCATAAAATATGCAAATGGGCTAGACCTAAATAATTCAGGGAAATAATATGGATTATATTCAGGACTGTAGTACCCATCTGGATTAGGTATAGTAATAATTGCTTCGGCTGAATCCTGCTCTAGTGAAGTTACTATATCACAAGAACTTATTTCATCTAATTGTATAGTATCCGTATATACAAACTCACCTACAGATAAATCGAATACTTGAGAGTCATTAGTAAATATAAAATCTACTATTTCTTTTTCTTCCCAGAAACCGCCCTGGGCTTTTATGAAATCTTCTTGTTTATTACTATATCCCTTACTCGGATAAAGAGTATCTATGACCTCTTTAGTAGGAGTTATATCAACTATCTTTATTTTACCTATGGAAAATTTTTTATCTACTTTCTTTCCATTTTCTACAGCAGGTTTTCCACCCCATTTAATTACTATATCTATATCTACATCACCAGCAGGTACATACACCTTCTTCAATTCTTGCACCGTTTTTAATCCTTTAAAATTACCAAAATTAACAGAACGCCTCTTTGGATCATTTATAGCAATATAAAAAGCATCCCCATCTTCTTTAGAAAAATTAGATCTAAAAGCAAAATCTAAGTAACCTTCCCTGGACATTTTAAGTTTTATATTCATTCCAGTAGTTACACCAAAAGAAAACAACTTCTTTTTAAACGTTAATGTATTCCAGTTATGAATCCCATCAATTGAAGTTTTTTCTATAGTAGATAATTCTAAAAACTTATCTTTAAATGAATATACGCTATTTTTATACCAATCTTTTTTAACAAATGTTTCATTTAATCTTACAGAATTTTTATATCCTACAACAGGGATATCTCTTACAACACCTGCCCCCTGTTGAGATACGGAAGTTGTAGCCTTTTTACTGCCATCTAAATATGGTCTTGGATTTACTGTCCTATAGTTTCCTTTATCATCTATAGATTCATGTATCTCAAAATGTAGGTGAGCCCCGTACCCTTTGTATCGCATGGAATCAGGATCACTATATGAACCTAATACTGGTTTACCGCTACTAAATACATTCCCAGTATTTCCTCCTTCGCCAATTACCTGCCCTGGAGATACTATATCTCCAACCGATACTAAAGCATTATCTAAATGTGCATATCTTGTTCTCAAGCCATTGGGGTGTACTATATCTACATAAATACCATATCCGTTATAAAGATCTGATGTCCTTACTGTACTAACTCTCCCACCCCACGCAGCTAAAATTGGAGTTCCTACACCACGTCTTTCAGGGAAAGCATTAGTGTTTAAAGCTATATCTATTCCTTGGTGTTTTGAACCACCACTTCTTGCTGAACCAAACTCATCAGTAGCATTAGCCAGAGACATCCCTTGTACTGGAAAAACAATATTTTCAGTATTAATAACTGTTTCTCCATTATATAATCCACTTTCATCAGCTTCTATCCATTCTCTTTGAATCTCTACTACGGTATCTAAATCGAAATCATCTATAGTAATCTGCTCTACCTTACCTGGGATAAAAGCCATTCTATCTACTTGAACTATACATCTTGGTCTAGAATAATGACCTACTTTTAAATTGTCAGCTAATTTTCGTTGAAAGTCTTTTGATAGATATTGCATAGCATCACTCCTATAGGAACTTCTCTAGCATTAGCTTTCTAAATTTATTGAGGATTGTGGCGGCGTGTGCTCTTGTCATAAAAGTTTCAGGCATAAACCAATTCTCCTCTTCCCCCTGACCTTGAATAGGGTATTTCATAGAATCAACTGTAACTACCTTCTGCCCCTCATAAGTAAAACTTCCTCTAATAGGCATACCTACTACTAATGGCTCACCAGTACTTAATACCTCCTGCTCTAAAGCTAGTATATGAGGAGCCCACCAAGAATCATCATCTGGATCAGGGTTACCTATAGTACCATTAATATTGATAAATGTTCCTTTATCTGGTCTATAGTATTTTGTACGTGTACCTACATCCACTAAATTATTACTTTTATTCCTGTCACTTTTTACTCTTACTTCGTCTCCCTCTTTCAAATAATCTTTAAATACTATTGTATATCCATCCTGTTCTATATAATCTTTTCCAACAGTCTGCTTTTTACCGTTTAAGTAAACCTCTATATCATTCTTTCCTACCTCGTATCGACCTGGAATACTAATAGCTCTCTGTCCTTCATAGGCAATAATCGTAGCATCTAATTTATATGAGGATGCTTTAGTATCTGAGAATCTGCTATAAAGTGTTCTTCTTAAACGATCTATAAGCACAAAAGCTTCTGCACGGGTAATGTAAGCATCTGGAAACACTCTATTTAGATGCAAGACATTATCAGATACAGGAACTACTTCCTGAGTATTAACTTTCACATAACCTTCATAAGTAAAGTAAGTAACTTTACACGTAACTCCATTTAAGTTATAAGGAACATAGAGCGTACCTTCAGGATCAATAAAATAAACATTATCGTTATAACCTATATATTTCTGTAATAACTTTGACCTCTTAGACGGATTTGCGTTCCATTCCTCAAATGTAATACTTGCACGTTTCAGATACTTACCGAAAGCTGATACAGTTTCCCTTTTACCTCTATAAAATTGATTATAGTAGTAATTAGAAGCACCTTGTAGTTTCACACTTGGATACTTAGCATTAGGTATGCCTGTAGTAAATGGCCTACCATATTCATCTAATTGAGGAACACCATAACTTGCAAAAGCAACAACAGCATTGGCGGGTACTCCAGTATATAAAGTAACTTTTGTTCCAGTTCCACTTGGCTCTACACTCTTGTATACTGTTTGAACACCATTTACATAAACAAATAATGGATTATCATTAGAAGGAGTTATAGCTTTATTCAATAAAAACTCCTTCTGCCCCGCAGTTGCTTTAAATTCCTGATAAATATAAGGCTTTCCTTCCTGAAAAACATTATAAGGTATCCCTACTATCAATGGATCTCCATCCTCTAATATAATGTTAGAAGCCTCTACTATTTCGTTATAATACCATTTATCTGAAGTAACATCTAAAAATCTACTCATTCTTATCTACTCCCTTAATATCCTCTCTATCAATCTTCTAGTTCTATTTAACATTGCTACGAACTCTGCTCTTGTAGTATAATCCTCAGGTCTGAAGTATAATACAGGATCGCCATCTATAGTAGTAACAGCTAATAAACCTAAATTAGCCATTTCGCTTATGTCTTTTTCCGCCCAATGTCCCTCTATATCTTGAAATTGAAAGAAATCTTTCTTATCGTACTGATCTTTTTTTATTAATATCAATGTTATATCAAGAACATATCGTCTATTACCTTCCACCACCCTAGGTTTCACATCTTCAACTGTACCAGTATAAATCTGACCTCTTTCATCATAAAATTTATGAGTACTTCCTATATAAGTCATGTATTCAATGTAAGCACGTCTATTTGGAAATAACAATCCGAAACTACACTTATATGCAGCAATACCTGAATGATGTATATGTGATGGACCTTCTAAAATATCCATTCTAGCTGTCTTTGGTAAAGGTGTAGGTGGTGTGTATGGTTCAATAATTCTTGCATTAACTTTTTCAAAAGTCATGCCAACATCGACAAACAATATCTTTTTATATCTATAATCATCTTCTAAAGGATTAACATAAGGTCTTTGTCTAGACACCTCTCCACCTCCAATTCTTTAAATAGTATAGGTATAATACATATCCTAGATATCTAACAAACAAAAGAATACCTGCAACACAATAGTTGCAGGTATTAATAATTATTCCAACTATAATAGTTGTTACCCATTCCAGCTTTTACGTCATTAGCAAACTGCCTTACGAAGTTTTTCTGTGCTTGTGCTACTGCATTACTTACAGCTCTACCTAATCTTTCTAAATCTGCATCTGATCCAGTCATATTTTCAATAGTAATGTTTACCATAGCATCTCCAGATCTAACAGTTACATTTCTATGAGTATTACTTCTTGTCATGGCTTCGTAGTAGGTTAAAGGTTTTATCTCAGAAGGAAGATTGAAAGTAGATAATCCTTCACTCATCTTATCTTTTATATCAGCTAAAATTCGTTTCTTATCTGCCTCTAATTGCTGTATTTGAATTAATATCTTTTCTCTTTGGTCTGGTTTATCAGCAAACTGTCTCATTAAACTATCTAGTTTGCTTTGTATACTATTTATCATTCTTACCTGTTCCTCAGCCATTTTCTTCTCAATCTGTCTTATAGCTGTGGAATCACTTTTTATTCCCGATAGTATAGCATCGTATTTTTTAACGTCATACTTAGACTGAATTAAAGATGATTGCCTACTATATCTTTCCATTATCTCATCAAATTCTGAAAACCTTGTTTCAAATTTCTGTAGTTCAGATTCAGCAATTCTATTTTCTAAATCCATTATCTGTAATTGCATTTCAGTATAAGCTTCTGTTCCAGGTACAAGTTTAGGTAGGTATGTTTTTAGTTCTTCTACTAGCCCCCTCATTTCTTCTATGTTTCTGTCTAAGTGCTTCTTTACAGCCTCTCTCATCTCTCTAGAGTTATTTGACAACCCGCTTATCAATAACTTCACTTTTTCTTTAGTAAATAGTGCATCGCTTTCTGTTAAAGCTTTATTCAAACTACTAATTCTTCTATCTAAGAATTCCATTAAATCTTCTAATGGTAAGTTTTCTAGATAAGGATCATTATCTGCTCTTAATTCACCTGTTAACGGATCTACAAATGGGTTCTTATTCAAATACTCTAATTGTCTCTGGTAATTTGCTTTATATCTTTTAACATCTACTTCATACATTTCCTTTAATTGAGTTATTAATTCATCTCTGGTAAGCTCAGGGTGCTTCATTGCTTCACTACGCAATCTCCACGTTTCAATTAAGGATGGTGCAGTACCTCCAACCAATCTATTTAATTGATTCATGGCACCGCTACTTAAAGTACCTATAAAGTTACCAGCATATTTAGCTATTTTTGTTATAGCATTATCTCCTTCATTTATCTTCCACCCAGTTGCTTTCTTTATCAAACTCTCTAACTTATCTGCTTCCAGAGAAAGTCTCTCTGAATCTGTCATGCCTCTTTCTGCCAATCCACCCATTATAGATCCTAGTGCTGATACCCCTGCATATATCAAGGCTAAATGAGGTAGTCTAGCAATCAATCCTTTAGCACCTACAGCTAACCCTTTACCTAATGCTCCTAATTTAGTAGCTCCTAACGCTGTACCTATCTTTAGTAATCCTGATCCAAATCCAGTAGCCTTAAACTTTTCTAATAATTTAGCAAATAAACCTGATTTAGTAGCAGTAGATCCTAAAGCTGATAATGCACCTACACCTAATGCAGTTTTACTTGTATCATTTAATCCTGTAGGAGTAGTTGTTTGCTTAACTGTAGTACCTGCTTGAATTCTTCCACTCTTTGTACTAACGGACTCTAATGCTGCTAGATAGTCATATATAGCTCTATTCCCTGCCCTTATCTCATCATTCAAATTCTTAATAGTCATCTTGAACTTATTGAAATCACTGTCTGCTATTCCTAGTTGAGCAGCTACTTCCTTCAAAGCATCCTCATACGCATCAACATTAAATCTTCCATCCTTAAACATGGCCGCTAATCTGTCCATACCTGCTTCAAACTCTTCTACTTTTATTCCAACTGAAGGAAGTAAACTTCTATAACTCTCTAATATTTCCTCTGTTGTCTTTGGTACTAAATTAGCTACTCTCTCCCCATCCACTATTCCATATCCTGCGATCTTTGGTCTAGTTGCTTCAAATATTAATCTTTCAGTCTTTAGTCTATCAGTGTTTAAATTAATTAGCTCAGAATTTATAGCATTTAATTCTCTATATGTGTTTTCAAAATTCTTACGCATTTTAGCATATTGACTATCAAAATCAACATGTTCACCGATTCGTTTTATAGCTTCTACTGTTTCATCTGATAATCTGTGTCCTATTGCATAGAACGTTTCTTCAAAGTTATCTCCTAAAGCCCTACGTAAAATATCTTGAGCATTATCTCCAAAAGCAGCAGTTATATATTCTATCATTTCTCTTTGTTGCGATATCAATGCTTGTTCTAATTCAGTTTTCCTACTAAATAGTTGTTCGTACCATTCGTTACTATGATTCATGGAGCTTCTTATAGCCAGTGGTGCTATTTCATTATAAAGTTTATTATTTCTTAGGTAATTTGCAAAACTATTTCTTAATTCTTCTACATTCCTAGCCCCCATGCTATTTTTCAGGAAAGTTCCAAGATTAATAGCACCTGAATATGATTGTGTAATATCCTCAAATTCATCATTTAACCCCTGTACTGTGCGTTCTAATAAACTGTAAGTATTTCTAAGTTTCACTAACTGATCATCATACAAATCTCTTTGCATCATAGCTTTACGAAGCTCTATTTCCTCTTCCTTAGACAACTTCGCCCTACTCTGTAAATCATTAATGAATACGTGAAGTTGATGCCTTTCATCTTGTAACCTCGTGATATCCTTATCTACTGCATCCAAATTAGCTTTATATTTAATTAAAGTTTGTTCTACAGCTTCTCTTCTTGCGTCTAAAGACTTTTCAAGTGCCTGAAGTTCAATATATTTATAAGCCGCTTCTTTCTGTACATCACTTAGTCCAATTGGAGCCTCTTTTCCTTTCTGAATCACTCTATCTATCATTCTTTCTCCTAATAGTCCAAGACCTATCTTCATGAAAATCCCTATTACTTCGGCAAGTTTGTATCCATTTTCTTCAAATTTACGAAGTACTGCGGTTAAATAAGTCATGGCTGCACTTGCTTCTTCCTTTAGTTCCTGAAAAACAGTATAGATAGTGGATTGCCATTGAGTGTGCATCCCTGTATAAGTATATTGAAAAGTATCCTGTAATCCAGCTAAATACATTCCTATATCTTCATCTGTTACTCCCATTATGTTTTCAATATATTTTTCAATTACTTCTTTAACATCAACAGTATCTATAGTAGTATCTTGATCCAGCTCTCCCATGTCCTTTAACATTTTTATGGATTTTTCTAAATCTACTTTTAGATTCTGTACTAATGCTGATATAGATTCTGCTCCGCCAATAGTTCTAAGTGGGAATATCTGTGATAATATAGACATTGCAGAAGGATCATCTACTTTTAGAGTAGTTTCTATTATATTTGAGAACATTGTTAAGAAATCTTTTTGAACTCTTCTCCCCATCTCATCGACATAATATGGTGATAACATTTCAAATCCCTCATACTGAGAGACTTCTTCTAAGAATTTTCTACTGTCCTTTGTATAAGGTCTCTGTAATACATTTTTCCAGAAAGTACCTGCTTCTCTACCTGATTTTCCTGTAGCCTCAACGAACATAGAAGATAATGCCATAGCAGTAGCAAACGCTTTTTCATCATCTAGACCTTTTAACCTTGTTTTGAACATTGCAGCAGTATCTCTTTGAGTAGCTAGTAAATCTCCAACAGTAGTGTTAGACAACATAGCAGTTTTTAATAACATATTTACATATCTATTCATATTACCTGCCGGTATACCCCACTGTGCAGATAACGCTTCAAGTCCAGTAGCAGCAAAATCAATATCTAAATCTTCCTCCACCGCCGCAATTTTTGCAATTTCTTTCGTTCTAGTTAATGCCTCATAAGGATTTCTAGCTCTTCTAGAAACTATACTATAATATCTTCCAACATCTGCTATATCCTGATAGTATGCCTTAGAAATATTTAAAAGGTATTTTGACATTTCACTACTCATCATATTCCGTAGATTAGTAGCTTCCCTTTTAACGTCATTTCTAAATTCTTCTGTGTCTACGCTACGCCCCTCTTGTCTGTATCTATTGTATACAATTTGTTGGGCAGTAGCAGTCATTTGAGGATCTTTTATTACAATATTCTGCCTAGCTTTTGCTATATGGTAGTCCAACTCTGCTGCTATTTTGTTAGCTTCTGTAATAGCCTTCATAGGTAATCTCATTAAATAACCTGCAATTAAATACTTAGCCATATTAGAAGCTACTCCACTTAAAAGTCCTTTTCGAGTATCAGTCACTTGTCGAAAGAAAAGTTTATTTACATCAAATGCTTCATATCCTCTACCATATATATTTGAACGTAAGAAGTGTTCTGGAGTTAAATTAGATAAAACATTGGAGAGTTCTGACAATGCCTCTGGATCAAATTGTATTCTTGAAGTTAATAAATTCTCAATAGAAGGTGATAACTTTTCCATTGGGAATCTATCTACATTTAGATCTACTACCTTCCCATCAACTATCACAGAAGTAGCATTTGTCTTTAACTCACTTATATTAGGTATACTTACTGAAGTACTAGCAACCTCTAATTCATTTGCAATTATATCAGCTCCACTAATAGAAGCAGTATTTATATTTAGATTAGCGTTACCTAAAATGCCTTTAATTACATTACCTGTTTCTACACTCTCACCAGTGGCCTTTGAAACTTCCTTAGTAAATGCTTTAGTTGGCCTATACCCTAAACTTCTAGCCTCTAAATTCATCTGCCTTATTTCTTCAGTGAGGAACTTAAACTGTTCTTTAACCATTCTCTTCGCTGCTGTAAGTATACTATCCTGTAACTCTCTTAGCTTACCTTGAATATATTCAATTAATGAACTACTCGGCTCTATCTCTACTTCTTTTATAGAATCTGTATATGATTTTATTACTTTTTTAGTGGAAGCATTTATTACACTATTCAATGTGTTTATTATTAGTTCTACATTCTTTTGAATTACTACTTTTTGTATTTCCTTTCCACTGATCTCAGGGAAAGCTTCAGTAAACTCCTTAACCCCCACACCAAAATATTTGGCCATAGCTTCTTTTATCTTAGGGTGTAACTTACTAACTGGTATATTAACTTGCCCTTTATTTACAACATTCAACCCCTCTAAGAAACTATCTATAGCTAAAGAAAATGATTCAGTAAAACCATTTACCATCTTAGTATAAATAGCATTAATTTCATCACTACTACTTACTTGAGTAGACAATTTCTTAGCGGCTTCCGCATATCCTAACATTATATTCTCTAGTATATTATCTATACTTTCTTTCAATACAACTAAATACTCACTATCTATTGATACTTCTCCCACCAACTGATTACCATAAGCTGTTATCTCTTTAGCCTTTTTATTTATAATCTTCTGTATCATGCTATTTATATTATTCTGTAATCTATTAGTTTTAATATTTAATTCCCCTGAATCTATTTCCTTTTCAGTTATAGCATCTATAGTGCTATTTACAATATTCTCTATTCGTTTTAATACTTTTTTTGTAGGTTTATCCAGATTAATTCCTAAATCCTCTTGATTTGCCTGTTCTAGAGTTAATTTTGCTACCCTATTTAAAACTAGCTTTTCCAATAAAGTATCTATTCGTTTTACCACATTAGCGACATCTATTTTCACTTCTCCGATATCTGATCCCTTAACCTCATTAATTAAATCATTTAACTGTCTCTCTAGTATATCTTCAATACCCTTTGCTACTGTATCTAATAACTTAGTAATATCTAATGTTCCTATTCTTATTGCATTATCTACATTACCAATATCCTCCTTAGATGATTCGGTTAGATTAGTATCATAACTAATTTTGTTAACCCAATCATTGATACGATATTGAAGTACCTCATCTATTTGTTGCGTAAGCTTCCTTGATATCTGCTCACCGTTTAAAGCATCATTGATATTTATGTGAGGTGTCCAATAGGATAAAGCATTATTAATCTCGGTAGAGACTTGATTTAGTACTGAGCTATAAATTCCATCTAATGTAAGTGATACTTCCTGAGCATCTACACCTATGCTAGAAACTTTAATATTATTCTTTATTAAATTAGTAATTTCATCTTTTAAATACTCTAAACTTTCTTCTGTTAATATAATAGTATTAATTGAATTCTCTAGAGCTTTAATATAAGTTTTAGTTAATGCTCTTATGTTATTTTTAAAGGTATTTTTTAAATTCTCTGTACTCTCAGCCAACCCAATATCTTCATGAGCAAATTCTCTTCTAATATTAGTTAAACACTGATTAACCTGTCTCATTACTGCATTTACTATCATCGTAGTATGCTTCCTTAATTTCTCAATAGCGTCATTAACCTCTATTCCCTCTAGTCCTTCTACCTGAGAGTACTCAGATACTCTTCTCATATATTCTTTTATGTTATTATCAATTACCCGTTTAATATCCTTCCTAAAAGACTTAGGTAGATCAAATTCAAAATTCTCATTAGTTATACTTTTTACTGTAACGTTAGATAAAACAGTTACTACATTAGAATATATATCTTCCTGTATTTTCCTAATTAGTCTCCTCAACTCGTCTGTATTAAATAATTCAGCATTTTCTGCTGCCACAGAATTTAGATCTTTTATAGTAGATTGTATTAAGGATGAAATTTGAACATCTAATAATTCATATATACCTGACATTCCATTTACAAGAGATTCTAAAACACCATTTAACTGTTCATTTATATCTATACCAAAATCCGTAGTCCACGCTCTAATGGTTTCACTAATTGGTTGTGAATCTACAGCAATAGGTATCTCCTGTTTAAGAATATTTTCTGTAATAACATCTAATATAAGTTGAGTAATATCTAATTTCTTGCCCTTTACTAAATCTATTCTTTGTTCTACATCCTTAGTAGTTAATTTATTTAATACCTTATCTATGTCTTGTTGGAATAACTCTATTTGTTGTTGAAATAGTGTATCAAGATAGTTATTCAGAGATTTAATACTTTCTTTAAAGCTACTTAAATCTGGCCTTAAATTTAATTGAGAGTCTAATGCTAATGTAACATCCTCTATCCACTTACTTATTTTAATAGTTACGGAATCCTTTAAGTTATTTATTGATTTAATCGCTTTCTTTACATCTTCCTCCGTAGCCTTACCTATAGTTATTGAATCCAATTGTTCGGCTAAAGTATTAATTTCTTTAATCATTTTAGTTAAGTTATCTCTAAACTTAACTAATTTATCCTCTATATTAGGTAAATCTCCTAATGTTTTAGCGTCTACCCCTAATAAACTATCTATATTCCCAATACTTTCCTGTATCCTTAATACAACTTGTTTTAGTTCATCAGATTTAAGATTTAATTTAGGGATATCTCCTAAATTAATATTAGCAGGATCGGAAAGTACCCTTACAAACTCACTTTCTATAGCTTTCATTATCTCTTCTACTGTATTTTCATCTAATGTAAATTTCCTCTTATACTTAAATTTCTTAACTTTAGTCTTAGGATCTACCTTAAATAGACTAAATATATCCTGATCTTTTATTAGCTCAACAATCTGCTCATTAAACCTCTTTTGAAACTCTTCTAGTATTTGCCTATTATCTAAAGGAGGTATTTTTGATGTATCCACTTCAAAATTAGCAAATGATTTCGCCATTGCCTCCGCTACATTCTTATGATTCTTCTCCCAAAACTCCTTCCCCATCTTAACTTTAAATGGGTATCTTTCGCTTCCCTCATCACCAATAAACTCAATTTTAGATTTAGTAATGGCAGTCGCTATTTTATTCTCTATAACCTTTCGTAAATTACTTGCATCGACTGCTACTGAATCTACAGAAAAATTTTTCAATATCTTTACTAAACCTCTTAAAGGACTGGCATTTAATTCCGCAAAAGCATTAGTTAAACCTTTAACGGGTTCTACTAAATTGGCAACTTTCTGGGAAATCTCCTTAACATCTTCAACAACCTGATCTGCACCCTGAGTATTGAAAAGCATTTGAATTTCAGTTCTTAAAGAATGTGTAGCTTCTTTTTTATCTGCCATACAACCACCTCACGTGAACTACCCCTACTTATAGAAGTAGGAGCTTCTTGATCAAGGTAACTATTGTTACCAGATTCCCCAAGCTCAAAGGGCTGTTCCATCCCCGAATATACCAAAGTTATATAGCTAGCTTCAGCAAATTCTTACTTGCATTTATATCTCTATCATGATGTACCCCACACTTAGGACAAATCCATTCTCTTAATGCTAAATTCTTTACTTCTTCATTTTTATATCCACAATTACTACATATTTGACTGCTTGCATAATTTGATGGTGCTATTATGATTTCTCTACCATACCATTTTGCTTTATATTCTAACATTTGTCTAAATTCGCGCCATGCTACCTCTGATATTGATTTTGCTAAGTAGTGATTTTTAAGCATATTTTTAACTTTTAAATCTTCTAAAACTATAACTTGGTTATCGTTTATAATTTTAGAAGACAATTTATGAAGAAAATCTTTTCTTTGGTTAGTTAGTTTTTCATATGCTTTTGTTAATTTTAATCTTGCTTTTTCCCTGTTTTTACTGCCTTTTTGTTTTCTTGATAGACTTCTTTGTAGAAACTTTATTCTTTGTTCTGATCTTCTTAACCATTTTGGATTTTCTATTATTTCTCCATCACTTGTTACTGCAAAATCTTTTATACCTAGATCAATACCTATTTTCTTATCTATTTTAGGCAATGGTGTTATTTCTTCTTCTACTAAAATTGAAGCATAATATTTATTAGTTGGTGTTTTTGATATAGTTACTGATTTAATTTTCCCATTGAATTGCCTATGTTGTTTTATTTTTACCATAGATTTTAATTTAGGAAGTTTAATATAGCCATTTTCTATATAGATTGTGCCATTTTGATTATTAGTTGTATAAGATTGTTTATTCTTTTTCTTTTTGAATTTAGGAAAACCTACTGCTTTATCTCTGAAAAAGTTTTTGTATGCTTGTTCTAAATTAAGCTGTGCGTTTGCTAAGGCTAAACTGTCTACTTCTTTAAGAAAAGGATATTTCTTTTTATATTGTGCAGGTGTATTATTGAGCATTTTACCAGTTTCTTTATAATACTTTATTTTATCTTCTAGCATTATATTGTAGATAAATCTAGCACATCCGAAGCATTTAGTAAAATATTCTTGTTGTTCCTTGTTGGGGTAAATCCTAAACTTATATGCTCTTAGCATATTATTCACCTTGAGTTTCAATATATTTTTTAATTACATCAATTGATACTCCACAATATATTCGTCAAACATTTTCGGCAATTCATCTCCCACTTACAGAAGTTGGGAGACTTCTTGCCAATTTAGATTAAAGACTAGTAGAGCGGATTCTATAATCCTCCAGACAAGAATCTTGCTAAAATATCTATATCATCTTCTGTAGCGACATGGTATCCATCTTCTGTATTGCTGTCTTGATCTTTACCTGCATCATTGCCTCCTACGGATACGCCAAATGCTCTTAATGGTAAAGAATTAATTTCTATCTCATACTCAATATATCTATTTATTCGCTTCATAAGTTCAGCTACCTGGGGTAATGTATATTCCCATATCTGCCATTTATCTAAATTACAGTGTTTATGGAGGAGAAAGAAGATTTCACCCCAATCAACTTCTACACCTGTTACTGAATCCTTAATTATAACTTCTTGGGTTTCCCCCTCTACGCTGTTAGAGACTTTTTTATTCCATTCAATCCAATCATAATTTCAATAATCTTTCTAGCAGTTTCTAAATCTACATAATTATCAATATAATCTCTATCTATATGAGGATAACCCTTAAATGCTATTAGAAGAATATCAAATAAATCTTCCTCTGCTCCTGTACCTCCGTCATCTTTAGGTAGGAAATTTAATATAATTGCCTCAATTTGAACAGTCTTTAACAAATTCATTAACCTTCTAGCATCCTTCAATGTACAAGGATGTATTTTATACTTCTTACCATCTCTCAACATTATCTCTTCGTCATCTTCAAAAAACACACTCTCAATTCTTTCAGCTTCTTCCTTAGTCAATTTTTCTACTTTTTTATTTTCTTGTTTTCTATCTTCAGCCATCAAACATCCTCCTTCTATATTCTAAAATAGGGGGATTAATTCCCCCTATTGATTCCTAATTACTCTGGTTTAACCCACTCAAGTATTGCTTGATATACTACACCAGCTTTAGTCTTAACCACATATTCATATCTTCCTGATTCTTTATCTTTATTAAACCATAATGTCTCATCTGTATTTGGTATTAAAGCTCTACCGTTTGATCTAATATACTCTACATTATCCTCGGCTAAAGAGATTCTTTCTCCATCCACATCTAACATTTCAAATTCTACAAAAGTATATATTACTCCGTCTATTTCATGCTCTCCCTCACGCCCTGTAGACTCCAGATAAGCGTATTCAGCATTTAATGGTTCTAAGCTAATATTTATATCTAATGATTTATCTGCTACAGTGAAACTATCTTCTTCTACTTCAAATCCTTCTTTATATAAAAAGTAAGTGTACACACCATTCTTTAACTCATAAACATTATCTGAAATAGGCTCTACAATGTTACCGCTAGAATCTTTAACCTCAAGTAGAACATTTGGTTCACTAATATTAAATGTTACAGTATGCTTATCAGGAACTACAGGTTGATCTCTTCAATCTAGTTCATCAACCTTACACTCAGTAAGTGATCCTCTAGATTGATATCTCTTAATAGTACCTATCTTTCCATCAGGTCTTTCAGGATCTAGAACTTGTAATTCTATAGCAGAACTTGAAGCAGTAGCTCTTTGAGCATCAATTGAGAAAGTACCTCTTGCTTGGCAAGCGTAGAATTCAGTCTCCAAATCTTGTATAGTACCATCTATTTGTTGATAAGATCCGTGATGTATGATGTGTACTGGGAATGGTATTTCATTAGATAGTATATTTGCCATACTTACGTCATCAACTTTGTATTGATATGCAGCTATTACTACATCCCCCACCTTAATAGCAGGATTATTTATTGTAATTGTAGTTACATCTCCTGCAGTATCAACATCAAAATCCTCACGTGGAATTACTTTATTATTTCTTTCTAACCTTAGAGTAATGCTTTCCTCTGGATGTAGTTCATAAGGCATTTGTAAATCAGATAGAGGATATTTTAAAACTATTGTATTATTTGACTGAACAACTTGTTTTTCATTCAACGCCCACACGTTAGCTGCTCCATTTTCTATGCTAGAACCCATCATAAGAGATATAGCGTTTAAGTCAAATTTTGCGTCAGTTCCAGTTATTGTGATAGATTTACCAGTAACTATATTGTCAATGGCAAACATACCATCGCCACCATAAATGTCTTCAACTTCAGTTGATAAGTCGATTCTTAAATCCTGTAGGGTTCCTAATGTTATAAGTTCTTTCTCACCATTAGGACATATTCGTTTAGCCATTAGAGTTCCTACACCCTTAATAACCATCTTTCTATTCATCTCAAAGACCTCCCTTATGTTCAAATTATCACTGAGAATTCAAATACAACTGTAAAACAGTAGATATCTTCTTCATCTACACCACTTTCATGAGCAGTGATGAGTCTTGACTCTAAATTTTCGACTCCCTCAAAGAGTAATAATTTTTTATCAATCGTATCTGTCAGTTCTTCTGCTATTAAATGTGCAGCATCTACATCGTTAAAAGTAAAAATATTAAATACAAAGGGAGCTACATAAACTGTATCGTTTCTTTTATCCACTCCACCTGGAAGTGCATAATACGATATTAAAGGAACATTATCTATTAAATCCTGCGGTTTAGCTCTTCTCTGTATCTTTTTAGCTTTATCTAAATGTGAAGCATCACTACTCATTCCTAGATAGTATAGGATTTTCTGATTATTAGCTATCAATTTATAAATGTTGTCATATAAATTTATTATTTGCATGGCTCTCCTCCTAGCCAACTATATACTTATCTCCTATGATTATCCTTTCATTTATATGGAAAATTCCTAACTCCGGATTAAATATATCAACACTCTTTACCGCTTCTTTGTAAATATCTAAAATCTTTTGACTAACTTCTTCCACTGCCCTTTCAAACCAGTAATAAGCTTTTATATCCTCACCAATATACTCTCTAAACCTTTCTACTAATTCAGCATACTTATCTGGATCCATAGCTTTAGGTGGTTCTGGATTACCTATTCCACCTAAATTAGAGCCTGTCTTACGTAGGTTTCCACCTAAATCTCTCCAATAACCATCTTTTGCACTTCTAGATACTATCGGAGCTCCTACATGAGGTAACCTATACGGATTTACATCCCCTAAACTTGCAGACATTCCATATTGAGCATATCCTCTTGGATCTGACTCTTCCCCCGTACCAATTTCGTAATACCAACCTACATGAGATTCCTCAAAATTACTGGCCATTGCTGATACCGATGTTTCAAGTACGACATTTCCATAATAACTAGCAAAATTCTCTACGTGCATCCTCACATGGCCATCTTTGCTTATTGAATCTAGTAATGCTTTTTTCCTTTCTGCGTCACTTGTTATCCTTCCACTAGCTAACTTAACTGGATTATCCTTAAAAGGTAGTGCTTCAATATTACGGATGATAGTATCAATTAATAACTGCTTAACCTCCCTAGTAGCCCTCATTAGAGCTTTCTTCATTTCAGATTCATATTTATTTAAGTCGAAATACATTACATAATCAGTGTTCTTTAATCTAGCCATTTTTCTCTCCTCGTTTCTGTTATCACATCTAAGATAGTTAATCCTTTAAAGGATAAATAATCATAACCTACTAATTTAAAAGGCATCATCTGACCACCTATATCTACTAATATCTGATCTTCTATATCAACTGTAATATCAGGAGCATAAATTCTATAGCTAGATTTAGGAGCTTTACCTGGATCTGCTTGTTTAACCTCACTATCTAAAGGCTCAGCATAGACACTTAAATTAGTATATAATTCCTTAAAACCTTTGGTAATTTTCCCTCTCTCGTCTGCATCTTCAATCAATCTACCTACTCTTATTTTAGAGTTGCAAACAATCATTCTAGTTATAATAGTACATACCTGTTGCTCTATTACTTCAGGATAGTTAGCAATTACTATATAATCTTCGTTAGTTACTTTATTTCTAATAATTAATCCATTTCTTACTCCCACCTCAGGTAAAAATTGCCCCTGTCTATGAGACTCTAAAGATATTTCACTAGCAAATTGCTTCGTTGCCTTTCCTATCAAGGCAATAGTGTCCTCTACAAATCCCATATCCTTATCAAAAATACTTACAGGAACACCTTCTTCTTGAATAATTTCTCTTTTAATCTCAATCATCTTATTCTCCACTTCCTATCAATTTAGCAATCCGGAATATATCAGATTGAGGAATTACAACATTAACAGTTTCTATCTGGCTTAATGCCTCCTCATATAAAGCTAAAAATTCCTCTGCTCTTTTCTCCCAGTCAGTCTTTAATTTCTCCCATTTCACTTCTATAGTAGAAACCTTATATTTAATCTTATTAGGCATGGTGGGGGCGAGTAAGTAACAAATATAATAATTTATAGCACTCTCTAAGAACATTAAATCTTTCTCATCAGTAATCTTGTCATAATCAGGTACCCTTTTTATAACTACTGTCTCAGCTAAATCAGCTATAAATCTATTTCTTATATCCTCATCAGGTAATTCTGACTTCTTAACGCCTAATCTAGTTCTAACACTATCTTCAAATCCTTCTTTTAGTATTTTATAAGCCAAATGCCCCACCACCTTTAATAAATAATGCGGATAATAGGCCTTGAAGCTGAAGTTATATATAATACACTTACATCTTTCAATGCTATTACTTGCCCTGGAGCTATCTTATTCTTTTCATTTACAAGGTTCTCTTTAGTTTTACTAATAAACACATCCCCTGCCCCTAAATTCTCTATTCTTATATCTTTAGCAGGTTCAAATCTACGAGTAATCGTCTCATATACATTTGGCTGTACCTCTGTTACTACTTCTTTTTTCTTCTCTTCAGATTTTTCAGGTTTAACATTGGTAACAGCTTCATCAAGCTCTTCAGTGGTAACCTCTTTCACTTCTTCTACTTTATTTTTCAATTCATCTAACATTTGCTCTAACTCTTTAATTGTTTTCTTTGCTAGACCTTTATCCTCAACACCATACTCATTTACCAAAGTATTAATAATTTCTTTCTTAGTCATCAAATCACTCCTTTAAAAAACCACTACTGCATGGCAGTAGCCTACAGTAGTGGTTATTAGTTTTTCTATAATTTACGAGATTTTAGAAAGAGCCAATTGGATCTACTACATCGGCAAATAAGAATCCAGCTACATTTGAAATAATCTTCTGAGCATACCATCTTTCTGCCTCTATGATAGTAGCTCTTCTGCCGACTTCATACCATTTTCTTACTTGTACAGGACCATTACCATCTTTATTCCACATAAAACTATATCCAATAGCTGGAGTTTTCTTTCCAGGTCTTTGAGGTACATATGCTAAAACTGCGGAATTACCCCAGATATAATTTAATGGCTCAATTTGTCCTGGCTCAACTTGACCAGCATTTTGCACATTAGATTTTAGTGCAGAACCTACTAAAATTCTATCTACACCAAAAGCAGCCGCCATTAAATCAGTTGTAACAATTCCTCTTTGAACATACTTGATAACTTCAAGTAATCTTGGGTGTAACTCTAAAACATTTTTTACTGGTTCAGATATTATCAACACATTTGGTCTTAAACCAGATTTTCTATGGATAGCTTCCTTTGCTCTCTTAATATCCAAAATAGGATCTGAATTTTCATAATCAGACCATTTTGCAGGAGCACCACTTGCACCTAAAGTAATACGTAAATCTGGATGATAGCTATTAGTATCTAAAAGTTTATTTGCAGCATCCACTTCTTTATTTAAAAGAATACCTTCTGTTACTAATTCAGTTGCGTCTGCTTCTAGGTCAAATACATCATCAGCATTTTGCTGTTCTTCTTCAGCAATTGGATGTCTTAAAGCATGACCTTCAGCATAGTATGAATCATCTGACAATGTCCAACTAATTTCATTTGCTTCAGTACCAGGTGCTCTGTAATCATCATGCTGTCTGAATCTTTCCATACCAAATACATAGTATCTATCGCTTTGTTTCTGTACTGGTACTGGTTTAAAAATCTCATCTGCAATGAATTGTTCATTCTTGTAACCAATTGATATGTTAGTTAAAGCCTTATCTATATGAACCTTTTGTACTGTTGGCATACTTTTTCACACTCCTTTGTCAATCAAAATTAAAGTTCTGATACTGGGTATACATGGTAAGCCATTCTTACTGGGATAACATCCCCATCCTCACCATTTTTCTCAGCAAATCCTAATACATTATAAACTCCCGGGTCAGTAGGCATCTTCTTAGCTAACCCTCCCGCAGCAAGGATTACTCTGTCCCCTGCTTGAACTGAACCAGATAATTTTATCTCTGCAATACCTTCAAGTTTCACAGCTACTTGCCTACCTGTCTGATTTCCACCAGCCCTAACTGGATCATCTATTCTCTCATCACTATCTACAACACCTAAAGGGACTTCATTATCAGTAGTAGGTTTCTTGCACTGATTTTCTCCTGCCATAACTACTCCAGTATATAAAGCCACTCCATCAGGATCCATTATTTTGTAAGACTTTTGTAGTCTTGTGAATTTACCTGCCATTACGCTTCACCTCTCTCACTATATTTCGCATACATAAGCTTAGTGGCGTCTTTAATAGATACATTATTCTCTTTAGCATATTTTTCAGCTAATTCAGCTATATACTCTCTAAACTCTTCCTCAGTTTCAAAATCTTCTTTATATAATTCAGTGTCTTTGTTCTTATCTCTAACCTTAGTTTGAGTAGTTCTAACACCAGCAAATTTATTTTTTACTTCTTCGTTGAATCCTTCCCTTACTTCCTTCAATTCTTCTATACTTAGAGTATCTAAAAATCTTTCATATAAAGTCTTATTGAAGGCATTTCCTTCAGCTCTTATACCAAGCTCTATAATTTCCTCTTTTAAATCCTTCTTATAAGTTTCAACCAATTCTTCGTTAGCTTTTAATTCCTCATTTAACTTAGTAAGATTAGTGACTTTTTCAGATAGCTCTGATATTTCATTTTTTAATTCAGCTATCTCACCATCTTTTTCTGTACAATCATTCTTATATGTCTCAATTTTTTCGTTTAATTTCTTTATTTCTTCATCTTTTGCAAGTATTTCATTGTTCTTATTCTCTAGCTCAGTAGTTTTCTCACTAAGTTCAGTCAATTTAGCCCTTAAATCATCTTCTGATTTAATATTAAACTCAGTGAGTATACTCATATATTTATCCATACCAGTTTCACTCCTTTTTTCTTTACTATCTGTCATTATCACTAGACCTCCCGCAGTATAAAATTGGTATACAGAGGCATCTATAGGAATTTGTTTCAACTCTTCAACTACTTGTAGTTTAGGCATGTTCTTAGCAATACTATCATCTCCTATGGAATATTCATTAACAATGGTAGCTCTAGCACAAGCTCCAGCATAAACTAAAGAGTTCTCAATAAGCTCACCTATCCCATCTTCACCCATAATTGCGTAGCAAGTTACAGTTTCACCTACACCATCCTCATTTTCTACAATGTATTCTCGGCCAGGTAAGTGAGGACAATCCCAACTTCTAATATCATGGCCACAAATACTACATTTCATTGATTTTACACTAAATCCTATGGAAGTATCGAATATAGTTCCAGTATCTATACCCTTTACTATGTCATCGGTAGTCATGCCACTTTCAGTGTTTCTACCAAGTGCAATATAAAAATCACCATACAATGATTTCAAAAATCCTCCACTTTCTTCATCCCATTCCTCAACCAGAAAAGCATCAAAGGATCTTCCTACAGGTAGCTTATCTGAATCATGGGAAAGCAGTAATCCAACACCCTTCTTAACATCTGAACTAAACTTCCTTAATAAATTTTCATGTACTATAGTGTAGTATGAAGTTATAGCATTATCTATCATCATGCTACGAAATACATATACGTCATCTTCAGTAAGCTTAACTCTACTAAATTTATTTATTTTCTCTAATTGTTCTTTAGTTGGTTTAGCCACTTCAATCCTCCCCTTTCAACCTTAAATATTAATTATTCATCTGCTACATCGGTTGCATCTGTAGATTTCTCATCAGGTGTACCTTTTATCGGACCACCATCTGAATTCTTAGGTGTATCGTTATTTATTGGACCATCAGCTACAGGACCATGTCCTACTGCCATCATTGATGCTTCTTCCTGACTAATCCATCCTTGATCACGTTTAAACTGACAATTCAATAAATGTACTTGTTCAAACTGTGCGGTTTCCATACTCGTTCTAATCTCTATTGGATTGAATTTAAAGTAAACTACACCTTGCATACCTTTTATATTTAATGTTAGAGTTAATGCTCTACTAAGTATTCTTTCAACAGTCTTTTGAATGGCTTCAACACCTTTTATATACAATTTGATCTCCATTTTCGCAAAAGATTCTGTATTCCCTGTAGATCTTCTACCTAAAATAGTCGATAATGTTTTCAATCCAGCCATTATATGATGATCTATTACATTCATTAATTTCTCAGGATCTATTACTGCCCCACCTTTCTGATCTCCACCAGCCATTCCAATTTCAACTGAATCATAATGTACGAAACTGTCATCAGGCTCTAAATTGTTATACATATCAATAATCTCCTGTAACTTCTCGTTTAACCATTTTTGCTTCTTTTCTTCATTATTTCTAATATGAATAGGCATCCTTTTTAGCAAGACTTCTTCTATTATAGTAATGTCAAACCTAGGATAACCTTGATTATGCACTACCTGTTTGATGTCATTTAGAACCTGCAATTGAAATATTACAGTATTTAATGCACCTAGTATTGGAGAACGACCATAAGGACTATCAATTAACTCATCTAACCCATCATAGAAGAAAGTTGGAATATCTAAAGATAAGGTTTCTTCATCTTGATAGGGAACATACCTATCATTCTCAAATTTAAAGTCTACTGTAGCAGGATCTACTGGAGCAATAAAAGCTACATCATCATAATTAGGAGTTAAAACCAACTCTAAAGCACAAGCCCCTCTCGTAATAATAGACAGCATTAACTGATTTACAACTTTATCAAAATCTCTAGATATTTGGAAATACTCAATATTAGGCTGTGAAAGTCTCTTTATTAGATTATTAATTTCTATCTGCCCCTCTTCGTATATCTCATTATCCTCTAGATTTTCAACCTTTATTGTATATCCACTATTACCAAGCCTCATAAAATTCCAAACCGCAAAAGATACATCAGGATGAGCGTCTATTAATGTATCTATTAAATCCTCGACACTCATATTAGCTAAGGATGTATCATCTAGCTGTAAATCTCTCTGTGTCTTTTTAGGCAACGCCCCGAACGCACCGCCCCCACCTTGAACAAATTTAGGGAGGGTAGTTCTAGAACCACCAAAATCACTAACAGATTCATAATCTGGTGTGTTACTAGTAGCAATAGTACCTTTTTTATATCTAAAAGGCATAAATACCTTTTTTGCTGTTTCTAATACTCCCATTTACTCACCTCCGTTACCAACCTAAATCTTTTAATTGTTTATCCCATTCATCTGTAACTTGAGGTTCGTTTGAACCTATTTTATTACTAGACCGATTAAAATGTTTATTTTGAGCCATTTTCCTACACTCTTCTAACGTTGAATCCCAATTTTCATCTAAATACTTTTTATACTCACCATATTTAAAGAAATTTTCTGGTCTATGATATACATTCTCACCTTTCAACTCCTTAGATTTTTTGTATCTATCTATAATCAACTCTAAATACTCCTTAGAATATTTAGATCGTAATTTCCTATACTCTAAAATAAATTCAACTATATCTCCATCTTGTCGAGGTAATAATTTATAAAATTCTAAAGCTTCTTTATCTATAGTTAAAATTTCTTTTTCTTTATCTAAAGAGCTACTATTCTCAACTGTATTTAGAACATTTGTTTGCCCATCGCCTATATATCTCTTATCTTTAGATGTAATCTTTTTATTAATCTCTGGTATTGCTTTTTCGTTTTGTTGGTTATGAATTTCTGTTTCGCAATTCCCTATTTCTAAAACAGAAATTCGAGAATTATCAATGTTACAGAGCTTATCTAATATTTCATTATCTAGTTGTAATGGATAACCTTCTAGGGAATAACCCAATAAATGAAGGTCTTTTTGAATCTTAACTATATTAGGCCTATATTGATAAGTTTTATCCCATTTATATTTAGGGTTTCTTCTTTGATCTAGCCATCCATTATCTACTAAAGCTTGAATATGTTTTCTTATATTAGATGGAGCTAATCCTAGCATTGTCTCTCTTGATAATTCTTCTGCTTTTTTGTATATCCATCCATGTTGTTTTTCTATTGTTGATTCAATTCCTTTCTCAACTAGTAATCTTTTAGACTCTTCTTCAATAAATTTATCTACATCAGCTATACGTTCGGACCAATAAATGAATTGATTTAATATAATAGCTTTATAAATATCACCTGTTAAGGCTACTAGTTCCTCTTTAATTACAACTCTTTTTAATTTTTTATCATTCACTATATTACCTCCCACATAGGTTAATTTTTAATTGGTGGTTAGCCTTACTCATGTGGGTTTCAGGCAAAGGTGTGCACTTCCTCTGTCCCACCAATTTTTATCTGTTCATTAAATTATTTAGTAAATAATCTTGCTTACCTGTCATTTAGTATAGGTATTCAAAATCAAAAGGTATCGTTGGTATATTTAATATACGAATTAATACTGTAAATAAGTAAAACTACATAAATAATAAATGCGTGGTTACTGTACCACGCATTTAGATTTTAATTTGATATTCTTTTCCTTTATCCACATATTCATCTAAGAAATAGGTTTTTATGTTATTATAATTAACAGGTTCATTATCATTATACTTAATGATAGTGTAGCAGTATGCCTGAGGGGTATAGTTTAATTTTCCATTATCTGCGTATGATTGAGGTAGACACATACATCCATTTTCTATAGCAAATTTTCCTTGATACCTATCTACTATACCGTTACTATATTTATGAGTGTGTGCAATTACTAGTACATCAAATTTCTCCCCTCGATTAATGAAGTGTTGAACACTATTTTCTAACATTTTACCTTTAACTGACGAGAAGTTTTTAGGGTGGCAGACTATTACTTTTTGATTTATATTAACAAACCAGTGTGGGATATAGATAATTCCCTTTATACCTTCATATCTCTTCTTACTCCCTTCATAATATAGGGTAAATCCTTCAACAATCATATCTATTAAGCTAGGATTTATAAATTTTTGCATATCTTTTTGCTGCATATCACATATATCTTTATACCATCGTTCCTCATGGTTTCCATCAATAATAATTATATCTTGGCCTTTATCAAGTATTTTCCTAAGCTCTTTAAGGAAGTTGTAGGCATAAATTAATTCTTCTTCAACTGTTAATGTCTTAATTTGATGAAATTTTGATATAGATTTACAATCCATTAAATCTCCGCCAATTACAAGGGTTGTAATTTCATTTTTATGTTTGTTTACTATATCCAGAATGTCTTTTCTCTCAAAGGGCAGGTGTAAGTCATTTATAATTAGTATAGATTTATCAAATTTATTTTCTCGTTCTTGGTCTACCCGCCTAAGATACCCATAACTGGCCTTTCGGGTGGTGTCGGGGTGTTGATCTAAATTAAGAAGTTTAGTTATTTTCTGCCATGATATCTTATACCTTTTTTGATTTCTATATAATCTTTCTTCATAATCCATTAGACTTTCGTTTTTTCTTCTTTCGTATATCATCTCCTCCTTCCCCCCGCACCAAAGATTAAAGGCATAGCAAAATGTTCAGTCTCTTCAGGATCATCCATAGAACAAATCCATGCGGCAGCAGCTCTAGCGTCACTATAGTCCTTAGATTTATCTTTGTCATGATCTATTTTAGCTCCATTTATAAGTTTAATTGCTTTCAGTTCTTCATTTGCATTTAGCCTTTTTTCACCATATTTTTCTTCTACTTCATGATCTAGTAATGCTATATTTCCTGTATAGACTAATCCCTTTAAATTCTGATAAATCTGTACTTGAAATGGGTTAGAAAAGTTTTTATCTTCGGCTTCTACTCCATAAGACATTAGTCTTTGAACTACATCTGCTGAGTTGAATTTATCAAACAAGGCTTTTTTAACATAAACTTGTTGACATATTTGTTCTAAAATATCTGCTACATTCAATAAATCAACAGGCAACCTATCTTTTTTAGATGGTTTCCACTCTAATAATAAATCTTCTACAGGTTTATTAACCCATTTTTGAACTTTCTCTCCATTTTCAATTATTTCTATAACAGTAGGTTCCCCGTGCATTAGACAAATCACATAACTATCTGAAGATACTCCCCCATCTCCACCTAGATAATAGGTAAATGAGGGATCTAGCACTAAATTGTGAAGTTTTAAGCCAATAAAATGCCTTTGTTCCCCGTTTTTTAAAGTTCTTGTTGAAATAGTCTCCTCTATAATAAGACCACTACATTGTGCTTTTTTACCTAACATAATCACTTCATCAATCTTTTCAGGGAATTGGAACAGTGCTTGAGAATATAATGGAGGTTCACACTCATACAACATTCGTGCCTTCTCAGGATCTCTATCATATTCCATTTGTAAGCTTTCTCTTGTTATTGTTGGATTTACTTCCCATGATTTACCTTTTATTGCATATACTTGTGGATTTTCAGAAGATTCTTTGTATTTTTTAAGCATAAATCCATCGGAATTTCTTGGGAAACTGATGAATATTAAAAGAACTTTCTCCCCGAACCTGGTTACTGCCGAAGATCTTAATGTTGTATAGGCTTTTTCAGCTGCTTCGGGTTCAAATCCATCAATTTCATCAAAAATTATTACTAGGGGATTAAACCCCTCGAATGAATCCGCTTCTGAATGTGCAGAGTGAGCAGTAATATTTTTATAAAATCTCACTTGATTTTTAGTTAATTGGAAGTCTCGGTGGGAGGCTTCAGGTGTTTGAGAGGGATTATAATTAACTCTCTTAAACCATTTACAGTTATTTAACTTAGCCTTAAATTCAGAAAAGAACACGTTATTAGCTTGGTAAGCGTTTATGGCCATGTTAATTAAGTCTATAGGTGTGTCCTTTCCAAATCCAAAAAATTTATGAGGATCATTTAAACATAAAAGTACATAGCACATATAAGTTAAGATAGCTGAAGCTAGGAAGTCCTTCCCACTACCTTTACCGAATAATACGCATAACTCTGTGACACTCTTTAAATCTTCTGGACACATATCTTCGTTACCTATTATTTTATATTGTACAATACTATTAACTATTTCTAGTAGCTCAGTCTGCTTTCCCGGATAAGGTTTCTCACCTAAAAAGTCGGGGGAGGTGAAGAAGGTTAATAAATCCACTGGTTCCTCTCTCCAAATACCTGTAGTTTCTAGTTTACTTTCCGCTAAACTTATAAATTCCTGAAATAAGTCCATACAATCCCTCCCTATCTATTACCAAATGATTGACCTATCCATCTAGTCTCTTTGGACATTCTTAATTTTTCAATGATTCTAGGTATTGATTGAGGACATTCTTCTGAAACTGTTTCCATAACAATTTCCATGAATTTTTTGATGTTTTCGTAATCATTTATTTCTTTTTGTATCTCTATCATCATCTTCAACATTTCCCTCATTTCTGAGGAAAGTGCCTTGAATTTATGGGGATCTATTACCGTACCCTCTTCATTTGCCCGTTCTTCCATAGTCTCTAGCAACTTAGCAGTTTTCCCATACAAAACAGTCATTTCAGAAATTATATCTATATTGTTATTAACAACAGCTAATACTTTCTTCTTATCTCTCCTCACCATTTCTCTACTAACTTCAGGTATATGTTCAAGAAATCTCCTTACTATCTCTGCATTTATTTGATCATCTTCAGGTACTTTACCTGATGCGTTTAATTCTTCTGCAATCCTTTGATAAGATAATCCCGCTTGTCTTAGATTTATAGTGTCTTGCTCAAGGTTATACTGGATTATTTTAGAAACGTTTCTACTTGATTGCACCTTATCACATCCTTTCCGTAGGGTAGTTTAGGGAGAAAATGAAAAAATTTAACATTTAGATATTTATTTTTAGGTAAGAACCGTATATTAATGATGAGAAATTAGGAATAAGAAAAAAATTATACGGATTAAATATTCATTTTTAGTTTTTACTTCGTATGTTAATTATGGAAATATAAAAAATTGATTTTTTAACTTAATTAACAACAGAAGTCTCCCATCTTCTATAAGTGGGAGATGAATGTCGCTAAAAAAGTAGTGAAAAACAAATTACTAAAGTTAGCCATATAATTGGCATATTCGGGGATGGAACAGCCCTTTGAGCGTGGGTAAACTTGCTCCGATTGGAGCATTGACCACGAAGCCACCACCTCTATAGGTGGAGGTAGTTCACACAATAAGGCTAAAAGCTAGATAAAATCCTTGATTAAGGTTCTAGCATTGATTGAATTGGCTATTAGTTTTCCTCAAGGCTGAGTAGCCACATTAAAAACATCTCCCACCCGTTCTCCCCCTTTCGGGTGGGGTACATAGAGGCAAAAAACTACCAATATGGATAGTAGCAGGGAGGTAGTAATTTGGATAATGAGTATATATTAATAATTCAACTACCTAATCAATACAAAATATACAGAGTATACGCACCAAATGAAAAAATTGCTTTGCAAAGATATATAAATATGTGTACAAAATTTATGAGTACTGATAATAACGAACATAGACAATATTGGCAAACATTAAAAGATGCAGCGTTAAATAAAGATTATATTATATATCAAAGCAATGACTTTTTAGGTGTAAGAGAAATTTTATAGTCAACTTGAGCTTTTACAAGCTCCACCCTCTATAGGGTTGGGTAGTTCACTGGTAGAACACCGGTCTCCAAAACCGGAAGCGTAGGTTCGATTCCTACCGCCTCTGCCAAACGTGGGGGTTAGCTCAGTTAGGCAGAGCATTTGGCTGTTAACCAAAAGGTCGAAGGTTCAAATCCTTCACTCCCCGCCATTATAAACTTTTACCAATTAATAAACATTATATCACCTTTTTAAATTAGAAAAGCCCCTTTACAGGGGCTACTTTTTTTATTCAACACCGTTGAATTAGCAACGACCTCAACCTCTCATAAAGGTATGGTAAAACATCGCTTCATTCATTACCATTGGTGTCTCTTTCTTCATATTATATTCAGTTATATTACTTTTTTCCCTGAGGATGCCTTTCTTCTTCAATTCTTCTGTCTTATCATTACCATGTTTAATCTCCATCTAGTTTTCACCTCCCTCAAACACTACCAGTACAAATTCTGGATCCGTTTTTTCTACTTCTACAAAACAGATATCGCCTTGAATAAGCCATGAGTTTTCAGTAAAATCTATTACAGGATAAAGTGTACCTTTTGTACAGTAAACATTAAAGTCATCTTCTAAGTATTCTCTACAAAATAGAAATAGCTTATTATTTTCTATTATATTAATAATACTTTTATTATCTAAATCATTTACATGAATTCTAACTAAATCACCCATTTTAATACAACCAAGCCCCCTCTCCATGTAATTAAAGCGGTGTAATTTAGTATTGGTTGAAGAATTAATCATGGAATCAATACTATCTATTGAAAACAATAAAGCTAATTATATGGTTTT